ATGCGCAAATATTGCTGCATCATCGGCGTGTGGTCCAAGTAACTGTTTTTGCTGTCTTTTTTGTCTAACACTCTAAGGCCTGTCTAATACGTCACCGTATTGCGGACCCTGAACAATAGGCGAATCTCGGTCGCGAATGTACCGATCGGTCATGCCCTCGTTCTTGTGGCCCAGCAACTCGGTCGGGTTCTTGCCCTGCTTCTTTGCCGCGGTCGCCGCCACCGCGCGCAGGTCGCGCCGCTGGAAGTTTTTCACGCCGGCGGCGGCGCAGGCCTCCTGCCATTGCAGCGCAATTGAACCATAGTCCAGCTTCTTGCCGCCGCGCCCATGCAGGAGGTAGGCAGCGTCCGGCCTGGTGCGCATGGCCTTCGCCCGCTCGATGGCCGCGCGCAGCTCGTCGTTCCAGGCGACGGTGAGCTTCGCGCCTGTCTTCTGCTGCGTGAAGGCGATGCCCTCGTCGGTTAGATCTGCCATGCGGATATGCATGGCGTCGCGCACGCGCTGCCCGGAGAGGCGCCAAAGCGCCATGACAACCTGCAGGCGCGGCACCGCCTTGGCGTACACCAGCTCGAATTCATTTTTGCTCGGCAGGCGCGTGCGTTTCGGCTCCGGCAGCCGCTTCACGCCGAGGGCGGGGTTGCTGTCGATCGCGCCCTTCTCTACCGCGTGGTTGAACACCAAGCGGGCCACGGACAACAGGCGGTTCGTCATGAACGGCCGCACGCGGCCTTCGTTTTTGATGTGGGCGATCGTAGCCTGGGTGATCTGGTTCAGCCCGTTTTCGCCGATCATGCCCTTGAGCATGCCGGCGGCGATGGTGTATTGGTCCTTGGTCGTCTTGGCCTTGCCCTGCACGATGAAGGGCAGAGCCTCGTCGATCAGCGCCGCGACCTCGCCGCTGCCGGCATCAAACAGTTCCGCGTATTTTCTGAGCGCGGCGCCGAGGGTGTCGCCCAGCTTCGTCCACTTGTTTTTCTTGACCAGGTAGAACGCGCCATGCTTTTGGTATACGCACGGTGGCAGGTGCTGGTCCGTCTGACGGCGGCGCGGCATGGGCGGCGGGGAGCTGGGAGCGAAAGACGACAATCGTATCATCGGAGTGAATTCGGAACGGGATGCCCAACTCTTCCAGCACGCGCTTCTGGGCGTCGAAGTGCTTGCGCTTTGTGATTTCCTGCAATTCCGCGTCGGTGAGGGTGAGGCGTTGGGTCACGGCTGATATTTGTCCTCTTCATCTTGCTCGGCATGGCAAATGCATTCGCAGGGCTCCTCAGTGCCCTCGCCATACCGAAAAGTCGCGCAGGCCCTGCACATCAGTTGCCCCGGCAGCGCTTTGTTCGCGCAGTTCAAGTTGCGGCACTTCGGGCGTGCGCACTTCGGCATGCCATCCTCTACGCATCCATCCTGGGCGTAGATCACCGGAACTGGGCAGTCAGCGCAAGGGAGCGTGATGGGCGCCTGCGCTGGGCTGTCGAAAAGGGAAAGCTGGCTCACTTGAGCCGCCCTGTCGCGGTATCAAGGATGCCGATAGCCGCCGCGCGCCAGAGGATCACATCGACCGTGGCGACTTTGAGGCCGCAGCCGTGCGCCAATTCCTCGCACAGCGCCTGCGGTGTTGTTTTGAACGTGTCGGCCAAGCGCTGCAGATGAACGTCAGGCTTCGCCACCTGCAAGCCGAAGTTCTTTGCGCAGTGGTATTTCGTGATGCCACCAATCCATGGCAGCGTTTCCAGCATTGCCAGTTTGTCGCTGGCGGCCTGGTATTCGGCGAGCAGCTGCGCGCGGTCGCGCCAGATGCTGTCGATCGCCCCGCACTTGCCCTTGTGGCCGAAAACCGTGGAGGACGATTGAGGTTCATCGGCTTCCAAAACAGCCATAACGCGATGAAATATCCCGGTGGCGACCCGATGGTGCATGCCGCTGTTGCAGATCACGAAGATGATTTCGCCACCGAAATGGTCCGGGTCGGTGGGTGGCTCGATCTGCTCCGACCACTCGATGTCGTCGGCGTGGCCGGCGGCCGTTACCGCTTCGATGATGGCAGGCATATTGATGGTGATCACACTTGCCCCGCTTCCTGCTTCGCCCGCTCGGCCGCATATTCCTCGACAAGCCGCTCCCGCGCAGCGCAATCAAAAAGGGGGAGTTGGGTCATGCTGTCGCCTTTTTTGCCGCCCGCTCGTACCAGCGCGCAAGCCGCTCAACGATGCGGCCGAAGCGCTCCAAATCGGCGTGGTAGATGCAGACGTGGGGCGAGTATTCCTCGTCGTAGGGGGAGCGGCCTTTGTCGCAGTCACAGCGTTCATTGATCCGCGCTCGCGCCTCTGCCCGACTGGCCGCATGCAAGGAAAGCCAACGGCGCCGTCCGCCGCGGTAGACAGTTGCGGTTTCAGCTGTGGGCACGTTCATTTTTCGTCTTCACGCAAAACATGCCCGCGAACACCGCCTTGGTAGCAGAATCGGAGAATTTCATCTGCCGCCAGTTTGTTGGTGGTGCGAAGTCTCGCCACGTAGAGCCGTATATTTTCCAGCGCCCGCCATTGCTGATGATTGAGTTCCGTTAATTCATCGCTCTCTTTTCGTGCGAGCCTTAGCTCTTCTATCAGTGTCATGTTCATGAAGTCTTGGTTCTCGGATTTCATGTATCTGACAAACGCCGACAAAGGGGCGTGGCTCATTCCCCTTGCTCCTGCATTGCCTGATCGATGGCGGCGTCCGCGAGTTTATTTGTCAGTGGAATATTGTGCCGCCCCATCGCATCGTTTACATGCTGCGTAATCCACGGCACAGTAGGGGTGGGTTCGGCCGGGATGTTCCTGTCTTGCCGCAACCACCTGTACCGCCCCGCATCACGCTGCGCTTCGGCTAGGGCGGCGCGCCATTCTGATGACGCCGTGCCGTGCGTAGTAGGAGGTGAGGCGGCGAGTAATTCGCGCAACGTCTCGATCTTTCCTTCGACCGTGTTGATGATTTCCTCTGGCGTGACCAAGCACATGTCCGGCCGGTCTTCCGGGCTATCGCGGTCCGGGGTTTCACAGATGCTTTGCGCGATACCCGGCGCCAGCCACTTCAACCAGTCATCGATGATCCGTTCGCGCCTGTCCCCGCCTTCTGCGGGGGATTGGGCCCGAGCGAGCCACGAAGCCCATTGCAGCCCGCATTCACGACTGCCGATGGGGTTTTTCTCGTAGTCGAAGGTATGCGTGGTGTACCACTGCTCGAAGTCCTTCCGCTCAGTTCCCTCCTGCCCCGCCTCTTGCGGTTGCGCGGCCCCCTCGGTGTATTCTTCGCGCAGAACCGATCCTTGTAGACCATGCGTTGTGAGAAATTCGATTGCTTGCCCTTTGCACTTCATACCGGCCGGCGCGTATTTCCCGACAAAGTATGCCAAGCGCCGAACCAGCATCGCCAAGTCGAGAACCAGTTGCGGATGTGCTACTTCGGCAGGCTTGGTTTGGATGGCCTTAACTTGCTCCTCCAAAACTTCACGGCATTCGACATAAGTTTGCCAGATGGCTTCGCAGCCGTCATCGGATATCACGGGCGCGTTGGTATCGCTCTCGACGTAGCCCCCGTTTGCATAGAAGTAGTCGGCTTCCATCCTTTCGAGGACCGCAATTGCCTGCTTCAGCGCCTCCGCCTGCCATATTTGCTTGTTCATTTCCATCTCCTCGCTTTAATCGGCCCCGCAATCACGCGATGCATGCTCTTGCACAGCCGGCAATACGTAGTGATTTCCTTGCCGGCACTGGAGGTGCGGCGGACCAGGGTGAAAGACTTCTTGGTGATCGGGCACTTCACGCGGTCGCGGTAGGTGCGCTGGGTGGGGGTGGTGAGACGGGGCATGCTAGGATTCCTTCCCGTTTTTTCCAAAATGTTCACCGGCATGCACCCGGTGCGTGTATTCGGCGACCGCCGCCCGCATCTGCCCGGCATTGAGCAGGTCCAGCAGCTGGTCGTAGATATCCAGGACAGAAGCGACAGCTGCCGCCTCGCCGCCGGCAAATCCCCACTTCCCCGCCCGCGCATGACGCTGGTGGACCTGCAGCAGCGCGTCGCGCCCGGCCAGCGCCACAGCTTCCGCACGCGGGCCGATGCGTTCCGCGCAGATCAGGGCGATATTCACGGTCATGGCCAGGTCATTGAAGTGTTCGACCGTTGCGAAGCCACCGCGCAGCGCTTCTAGGGCAGTCCGCGGCGGCAGGCCCATTGCCAGCTGATCGTTGGCAGTGAAGACGCTGCCAACGCCCATGGCGCGCGCCTGGGCGTTGACGATCACGCGGCGTTGGGCGTTTTTGCGCCGGGGTTTTGAGTTGGTGGGCATCAGGCCACCATCTCCTGCCGCGCAAATCTCGGCCTGTAGTTCGCCTGGATAATCAGCCGCATCACCAACGGGCAGACGCTGTTGCCGACCATCTTCACCTGCTCGGTCTTGGTCAGCACCTTGCCACCTACCGTCCGGTCGATGATGTAGTGCTTAGGGAAGTCCTGCGCGTTGTAGAGTTCGCGCGGCACCAGCATGCGCAGGCAGATATCCACCACCACGTAGGGCTCACCCTTGAGCCAGACCGTCACCAGCGCCAGGCGGTCCTTGGTGGTGATCGTGGTTGCCGGGTCGCGCAGGTCGGCCCATTGGCCCCCGGTTTGGTGGTAGCGCATCAGGAACGCGGCGCAGCGCAATGCGCCCTCCTCATGTTCCTGGCTCAAGTGGTATTCGATCAGCGCGTGATGCTCGCCGCCGGCCGTAACCGTCGGTACCGGTTCGCGCACGTCGCTGCCTTTGCTATGCCTCCGTAGTGCCGTCAGGTGGGCGGCGATAAGCTGCTGCTGGCTGCCCGAGGTGGTGATCGTGCTGGCAGGATCCTCTGCGGCGCGCGCGTGGGTGGTATTGAAGCCGGCGTTGGCCTGCACCATAAAGGCGGTGGCGACCGCCTGGCCGCCGCCGCTGGCGGTTACTGTGCCAACTGGGCCACTGATGTCGTTCGTGCCGTGGCTGCGCCGTTTCGTGGCGCCGGCGCCCTCACCATGCCCAGCCTGGACGATGTAGGCGCCGGCGATCGCGTGCTTGCCGCCACCGGCCACCACGGTGCCTAGGGGAGCCTGAATGTCCAGCGAACGCGGCGCCTGCCCTTTCCGCTCGCCGTAGCCAGTCTGTACCAGCGTGGCGGCCATCAGGGCAGTTTCACCGCCCTTGGCGGTGGTGATGGTGCGCATGGGCGCCTGCGGATCGTAGGCAGTCTCCTGGGTGTGCGTCACCGGCACCAGCGCCGGCGCCACCAGCATGAGCTCGCCGCGGTTGGCGCCAGTTACCGTCGGCGCGGGGTCGCTGACCGTGCGCGCGCGGTTGCTGATATCGGTGTGGGTCGCCGGAACGATGAACGGCTCCGGGCAGCCGGTCACGAATTTGACCATGCCGTGGGCGATGCGCCGCAAGGTCGGGTCGGCAAGTGGACGCTTGCGGCCGAAGATGCTGCGCCCAGGGATGCTCCAGTCGATGCAGTCGGCCACCGGAAGCCACTTTTGCAAACCGGCGCGCGCGTTTTTGGCGTGGGTTTGCTGCGGCCAGGCGATGGGCTGCCCGTCGCGGCGAGCGACCAGGTAAAGGCGCTCGCGCGTGCTATGGGCGCCCAGGTTGGCGTTGCAGATGACGCGCCATTGCACCACGTAACCCAGGGCACGCATGGCGCCGGTGAAGCGTTCCCAGTTGTGCCCCTTTCGCTTGGGGTCAGGCACCAGGAACTGGTTGCGCCGCGGCACCACCTCACCAGGTCCGGCGACCCGGTAGCACTTTTTCTTGGTGACGGGGTCGGTGATGAGGTCCAGGGTGATAACGCGGCCGGTGGTCTTGTCCCTCTTGGCGATCAGCGGGGACCACACCAGCATCTGCTTGACGTTTTCCAGCGTGACGACGCGCGGGCGTTTCTTGCCCATCCAGCGCAGGATCACCCACGCCAGCGAGCGGATTTCCTGGGAGCGCGGCTGACCGCCTTTCGCCTGGCTGTGGTCGGTGCAGTCCGGCGAGGCGTGCAGATGGCCGATTGGCCAGTTGCCGGTCGCCTCGATCGGGTCTACCTCCCACACGTCCTTGCAGTAGTGAATCGTGCGTGGGTGGTTGAGCGCGTGCATGCCCACCGCAATTACGCTATGGTTGACCGCGATCTTCGGCGGCCGGCCAGTTGCCCATTCCATGCCTTCGCTGGCGCCCCCGCCGCCGGCGAATAGGTCAACTTCAACTTCGCCTTCCTCCTCAATGCGGAGCGGCAGTTGCAGGTCGCGGGCGGTACGGTGGCGTTGATGAGCGTGCGGGCGCCGGGTGCGAACGTCGAGGGTCATCAGGAACGCTCCCGTTCCTTGGCATTCCAGCCCGCCACGAACGCGGCCTCCAGCCGATTGCGCAGGTACTGGCCGCTGGTGGCGCCGGATTGCAGGCGCACGCCCTCCTCGCTCGCTAGGAAGTTGTCGCGCGCGCGGGCGATCGGCGCGCGGTTATCCTGGCGCACGCGGCAGGGGCCAAGGCCGCAATCGGCGCAGGTCTTCGGCGCCTGCTTGCCGTCGGCCCAGAGTTGTTGCGAGCAGTTCATGCGTTGCCTTTCGGAGCCGCAGGCGCCACGTCTGGCTGCAACCGCCCTTCGGCGCGCGACAGCACCATGTACTTGGCAATTTTTTCCTTTTTCGCCTTGATTGCAGGCAGCCCCACGCTCTGGCGCAGCAGGCCGTCGTCGACGTAGGTGGTCTGCTCCCGGAGCAATTCCAGCACCGCGCGGAAATCGATCAACTCCCCAGTGAAGCGTTCGGCGTTGCTGCTGAGCTGGTCGGGCTGCACCTCGCGCGCGCCGAAGCGAAGGGACTTGCACCCGCGCTGGATGATCTCGGAGGCCTCCTCGATGGCGCACACCATCAGGTAGTCGGAGCGCGTCAGGCCTGGCCGCGGCTGGCTCGCCAGCGCGTACAGTTCGCGGATGAGCTGACGGCATTCGACGTGCGATGCCGTGACGCTGGGATGGTCGACCAGATACCGGGCGCGGTCCAGCACCCAGGCTTCGGTACTCTGGTCGGCTTCGACATCGCCTACGACGGGGATGGAAAGGCGGCGCGCCAGCGGCCGACAGGTCGGGCACGGTTTGCCATCGTCGGCGTCGCCAGTGTGGTCGCAGGTATAGCAATACGCGTGCTGGTGCTCGCGCATGTCGAACCAGCGATCGAGAGCGTCGGCGGCGGGTGTGGCGGCAGTGTTCATGAAGTCTCCTGTCTTTGCGAAGCCGTGTTCCAGCACGGCGGTTCAAACAACAGCGGCCTTTCACCGCCTCGGCCGCAGGCTCCCTGCGGCTCGGCCCCGTCGCAGCGCGCTCTACGCGACTAGCGGCCTTTTCTGCAACGCGAAATTGTTAGAACGGTGCCGGTTCAGCGCTCTCCGGCACCGGGTCGTCATGCCCGCCCAGAACCTCGATCAGCCGGTAAATCACACGCAGCATTTCGGTGGTGGCGATCAGCGTGTCGCTGTCGAAGCGGTCAGCCTCTTCGATGTCCGCCGCCATCACGCCGTCCAGAAACCTGATTTTCTTGAGCTGCAGCGTGTCGGTGAGCGTGAAGGCGATGCGGCCCTCGAAGCCCATCGCCAGGCGGGTCGGCATCTTGCCGGCGGCGACGTGGGCGCGGACCTCGGCGACGTCCAGGTGGTGCTGCGTGTAGCGGACTGCCGCGCCGCTGTCATCCTTGGCCTTAAGCTCCAGGTCACGATCAACGTCGAGTTCCGAGGGAAGGCTGATGCCTGATAGCCAGGACGCCATGCCAGCCGCCGGCGACGACGCGGTGGCGATGGGCGCCGCGGTCAGGCCGGGGGCGGACTTGAATAGGCACGTCAGCACTTCCTCCGCCTTCGTGCGGCTGCCGGTGTCGATCGCCAGCAGGCGCGACGCCGGCGCCAGCCACACCAAGATGCTCTCCTGCCGGGTGAAAGCCTGCGGCAGCAACTGCATGTAGGTGTCCTCGCGGATTTCGCGCGCCTGCTTCTTTCCCGGCTTGCGGCCAGTGATCTGCTCGATGCTCGCCAGCCGCTCCTCGGCCTTGCGGCGCACCACCGCGCCCGGCAGCACGCGGACCTCGCTCTTAAAGCGCAGGATGACTTGGCCGGCGATGGCCTCCGCCAGTGCGCCGTGCTCCTCGCCGCGCGGGGGAATCCAGCCGCAGGACTTCTCCTGGGTGGGCAGGCATTCGGCGAACTGCGCGCCGGCGAGGCCCGCCACCAGGTCATCGAATTGCCATTGCGTGTCGCCCAAGCGGTACAGGATCAGGTTTTTGAACATGGCGTTTTCAGGAAAAAGGGTGGGACTCGGCGCTCCGGCACGCTAGATGACAGGAGGGTTTTGCCTCGGCGCTCCGTCCCATTGATCGGTCAGTGGTAGTCGGTGAACTTCAAAATCTTGTCTACGATTTCATCCAGCTCGGCGCGGCCCGCGTAGTTCGTCAGCACGCGATCGAGCAGCACCTGGGCCACGGCGTCGTAGAGGCGGTCGAACTCGTCGTCCTCCATGTTTGCGAAGGCGATGGATTTGGCGACAACCTGCATGCGCCCTTCCAGGTCCCAGTGCTGCTCGTAGTAACCGGCCAGCTTGGTCACATCCTTGCGGAACGTGTCGAAATTCTTTTCCACCAGCATGCCCCGGTAGGTCTTGTGGACCCGCTTGGCACCCCAGTGCTCAAACCCGAGATTGAGCAGCGCGAAAAACTTCCGATGTTTGATCGGGTCGCGCGGGAAAACGAGGGATAGGTTGAACATTTCCCCCTGTTCGGCTTTGAACAGGCGGGTGAGGAACTTGCGCCACTTCTTCGCATCGTCGTCGGTGAGCCCGCCGACGCAATCCAGCAAGGTGCGATGTAGCGCGGCGCGCTCGACCTCGGTGAGCGCGAAGGGCTCTTTGACGACAATGGAAAGATCGGCCACGACGCGGGTTCCTAGTTGATGCGGAGATAGTCGAACTTGCCCTTGATGCGTTCCTTGAGAAACGCTCCCTTCGACTCGGCGGCCATGAACTCGGTGTGCACCTCCGGCGGCACGGCGCTGTAGTGGTAGAGGCTGGCGGGCGCATTGGGGCCGCGTTCACCCTTGTAGCCGCCTTGATAGAACGCGACCGCGAGGGTGTTGGTGGGGGAGTCGTAGCCGATTTCCTTGATCTGGTGCGACTGGACCGCGACCATGGCGATGTTGAGCCGGGCGATTTGGGTGTCCATGCGGTTCTCCTGGGTGAACTGGTGGGGATCAGGCGCTGGCGGACTGGAAGTGGCGGGAAACCGCCTCCAGATCCATTTCCAGCAACCAGGTAATGACGCGGGCGTGGGGCACTTGGTAGGTGGTCGCCAGGGCGTGCACCATCGCCGCGTCGGTAGGCCGGGTGGCAGCGGACGGCGCCGGGGTGGTGGCGCGCATCGGAATCACGTTGCGGGAGGCGTCGGAAGCCGCCGTGGTGGCGCTGGCGGCTGATGCCTGGGGTTCCGGGTTGGGCGCGACATGAGAGGCGGTGACGACAGCCTGCGGAGCAAGTTCGGCGCGCTGTTCGTTGGCGAGAGATGCCGCAGCCGCCGCTTGGCGCGCGCGCTCCTCTTCCTGGAGGCGCGCGGCTTCCTCGGCGCGAATGCGCTCCCGCTCCTCGTCCATGCGCTTTTGCTCCCCCGCCTCAAACTCGGAGACGCGCAGTTTGACCAGCGGCTGGAAATCATCGGCCGCTTTGAGGATGATCTGGCCGACGTCGTGGAACAGGTGGGTGTGGTGCCCGCCGTTGTCCGCCAGATAGCGGATGTTCGCCATGATCCCGTCGCCGATGAGGGTGGCCGCTGCCTTGGCGCGCGCCAGTTCGGCGTCCGCGCCATCCTGCACGCCCTTGAGCGATTTTTTGCCCTTGATCGCCGCCTGAAAATCCGCCGCAACCGGGGGCATGTAATTGCGACCGATGCGCTGATTCAGCGCCGCGATGTGCGCCGCCAGCGCGTCCTTGCCCTTTTGTACGGTGGCCGCGCGCAGGTTCTTTTTCTGCGCTTCGACCTGCGCATTGAGCGTAAGCCGCGTACTGCGCGCTACCTCAACAAGGTCCTCCACCGTGCGGCGCAGCGCTTCCACCGAGACGACCTGCGCCAGAGCGCGATCCAGCGCACCCTGCAGGGCTTCCTCGGAGGCTTCCATCACCTTGATGGCCTTCTCGGCGTCGGCGAAGGCCTGATCCGTGGCCGGCTTCATGTCGATGGTGGCGATGAAGGCGCGCATTTCGGTGCCGAACACGTCGATGTTCGAAACCACGGTGAGCATGCCGTTCACCTTCACATCGAGCACCGGCAGGGACTTCACCGGCGCCGCAACGGCGGGTGCCTTGGCTTCGACGTGCTGGTAATTTGCCAGGTCCCGGTCGAACTGATCCCATGCGGCAACGAGCTGCGCGGCGCGGCCGGGGACGGCGCGGTATTCCATGTGCACGAAGCGTTCCGGCGTGCCGTTACTACAAACGAAAATCACGCGCTCCAGCCCGCCGACCAGAATCTGGTGCTCAAGCTGCCAGTAATAGTGCGGCTCCAGTTCGCCGGCGCGCACCTGTTCGGCCAGGCGCTCGTTCCAGAGCTTGTGCTCGTAGCCGGTCCGATGCGTCATGGTCAGGCCGTCGTAGGACGCCAGCAGGCGCTCCGCATCATCGGTGGCCGTGATCGGATATAGCTCCTCCCCGATCAAGTCCTCCACCAGCGGGCGCGCGCTGGCCTCTGTGGCATGGCCGCGGTCGAACAGTGCCCGCTTGGCGGGATCGATTTCCTCGGTTTCGCCGGTGGCGCGTTCGCGCAGCAGATCGGAGCGCGATTTGTACTTACTCTCGCCCATCACCGCCGGCGCATCGGAGGCGCAGTGGTGCAGCGCACGCGCCGCCAGCCATTCAGGGGTGCCCTGGTCAACGGGTAGGATTTTCACTTGCCACCTCCGACGGGATCATTGATAAAGGCGATCGCCTGCTCGACCTGCTCGGCAGTGATCGTGTCCAGGGACTTCACGCCCAGGTGCTTGCAGATTTCAGCCTCGGTGATCGCCGCGCGTTTGGCTTTCGCGCGCAGGCCTTCGAGAATGGAGGCGCCGACCTTGGTGCCGTCACCACCCTGCCCTTGCTGGTCGCCGCCAAGCGCCGGCGGCTCGGCGGGTGCGTTCAGCGCCGCCAGTTGCTCGGCAGAGAGCGTGCCTTTGCTGGCGACCATCGCGGCGATGTCGTCCGCCGTCTTCTGGCCGCTGTGGATCATGGCGCGCCAGTTTTCGACGTTCTTCTTGAACATCGCCTCCGGGTACGCGGGCTTTTCCTTCGCCGTCGGCGCGCCGCTGCCCTGCCCGCCGGTGTTGGTCGGCTCGAATTCGAACCACTCCGTCGGCGTGCTCATGTCATCGCGGAGGCTGGCGTAAATCTTCCGCAGGTTGACGACCTGTGCCGGCTGGATCGCATCAATGCGACGTTGGATGCGCTTCTCGATCATTTCTTTCGTGACCTCGAACTCCGCGAAGGCATCCACCAACTTTTTCATCGCCTCTGGCGAGGTGTCGGCCTTGGCGCGCAGTGTCAGTTCGCATTGCGCCCGCGCCGCCTCAACGACATCACCGGGCAGTACAGTCAGCAGCACGGCGCGTTTGCGGCGCTGCCCCATGTTGGCGGTGAGTTCGTAGATGTCGCGCTCGTCAGTGAGGGCGTAGCCGCCCTTCTTCGTGTCGCGCCAGTGCCGAATTTGGAATTGGCGTTCGTCATAAAAACCTGTCTCCAGGTCCCAGGCGTAAGCGACGCATTCGCTATAGCCGTTGGCGCGGCTTACTTCCTTAATGCCGGAGGCGATGTTTCCCCAGTCGCGAGCGATGGACTCGGCCAATTTGATCGAGGGACCGGATACATCACTGCCGCCGCGCGCATATTGGTAGATGGCGACCTCTGCCAGCGTCGGGCGCATGCAGGCCTGCATGATTTTGTCCATCGCACGCTTCTCGTCGCGGGGATTGGCACGCGCGATCATCATGCGAGCTTGAATCTCCGCGATGGCGCGCTGCTGCTCGATAGCGACCAGGGCGCCGACAGGCTGCAATACGCTGGCTTGCTGGCCCGCAAACGGCGATTCGATAACCTCGGTGGTCATGCTGCTTTCCTTCCAAGTTGGTGCATGGCGATCACCGCGTCGGTGTGCATGCTGATTTTTTCCGGCAGGCTCAAGTTGCCGGCCTGCAAATTGCAGGCGCTATGCGCCAGGGCCAGATTGGTAATATGTGAGGGGCCGCCGTGAGTGGCCGACAGCAAGTGCTCCACGGTCATGTCGTCACCGAGCGGGAAGAGGCAGTAAAAACAGTCGCAGCCATCGCGCTCGAGAAGCGTGCGAACGGTCACGTCCTTGACATGCTTCCGCGTCGCTGCCTTCGTGACGCGATAGGGATTGCCCCGCGAGTAACAATTCCACGCTGGTGCGGCGTCGCCGGTGAAAGTCAGGTTTCCGCCCTTGTCGCGGTAGACAATGCTGGTGCCGCGGTCGCCGCGAAAACGGAGCATTTCCCATTCGTTCGTCGGCGCCAGCATTTCGCCGCCAGCTTCCGACAGCCATGCCGAAAACTTCGGCAACTTCTTCTTGAAGGTTGCAAGGGTCGGCGTGCTCATCGCTTGCCCCCTTCGATCGCACGCAGCGCCGGCCGGGCGCGGCCGTAGTTGTGATAAATGACTTTCCCGGCAGCCTTACGCGCCAGCACCGGCTCACTCAGCAGCAGGCGAGCACGCTGCAAGTCCGCCGCCCGGCGGGTGGCGCGCACCAAGCGCTGCTCGCTCGTCTGGTGCACGGACATGAGGAACAGAACATCCTCGTCGGCGATGCAGCAGCGGGCGCGCAGGATCAGGTCTTTCAGGGCGCGGATCATGCTGCTGCCCTCCCCGCCACCGCACGCATGCGCTGATTCGGGCGGATGTACTTGAGGTAGTAGCCGAGGACGGCGCGCGCCGCGATGGCGTTCTGTTCACGCAGCAGCGCGGCGTGGACAATGCCGTTGTCGGCCAGCCGGTCCTTGCGCTCTTGGACGCGCGGGCGGGCTTCGGCGGCGATGGCCTGGGCGCGCGCCAGCTTGGCGTCGCGGTCGTTATGCGGGCAGCCGTCGAGGTAGAAACAGGGCTCGTCCGGGGCGCGGTTGCATGCGTCGCAAGTCATACGCAGCCCCCGCAGGTAACAAAGGCGATGGCGATCACCGCGCCACAGCAGGCGCCGATGAGCAGCGTCAGCACCATTTGCGTGGTGGTGTAGGAGATTTCGCGGGATTCCACGATCAATCCCCCACGCGACGGTAGAAGTAACGGCAGGCGCCGTACTCCGTGTCCAGGCGATCGCGCTTGCGAATCGCCGAATTGAGCGAGGCGGAGGCCTTGCCCACCGGCGCGCCGGTGCGGGTGTCGAAGACCTGAAACATGCTCAGTCCCCCGTCCAGTTGCGCCCGCTGCGCGCGCCGTCGATCGGCTTGGCGATCTGCGCCATGTCGATGCGGATTTCGGGGATACCGGCGTAGGCCAGCGCGCAGTGAGCGGCATTCGCGCGCATCAATTCGTCATAGCAACGGGTGATGGCTTCGCGCCAGGCTTGCAGGGAACCGAACGCAACCTCGCCCTGCTTCGGGGTGAGGCTGCGCATGGTGATGTAGGCGCTGCTGGCGTCGAGGGCCGCGATATGGGCCTCGTCGATCGCTTCCTGCCGGGTGTCGGTGGTGGCGGTGTTCACGGTACTACCTCCTGTCTCTGCCTTTGGTGTTCCAGCACCGCAGGCTTCGGTTTGGTTTTCATCTATCGGCGGCTAGCGACCACCGATGAATTGAATTATACGCTTTCGTATTTTTGTGTCAATACGTTTTCGCATTTATTTTTGCCAAATGGAGTTCCATACAGTAAATTCCACTGTATGGATATGAGAAATTCGCTTGATTGGGTGGGGTGTGCGGCGGGAATCGCCGGCGCCGGCCTATTGGCGGCGAATCAGCCCTTTTCGGGCTGGGGGTTCGTGCTTTTTCTGATCAGCAATGCATGCTGGTATGTGCACGGCCGCCGCCAAGGGGTGGCGGCGATGAGCGTGATGCAGGCCGGTTTTACCGTGACCAGCCTGTGCGGGATATGGCGCTGGCTGGCGTAGGCCAGCTATTTTTTGTGCAGTAGGTTCGTGATCAGCGGGAACAGGAATGTCGTCTGGAGGTTAAAGACGTCGCCCTGCTCACCCGGATTGACCTGATAGACGAACGACGATTCCGAATGCAGCGGCGCGCTCTTCCCCGGCTGCGCGTCGAGATACACGCGCGCGCCGCATGTCAGCGATTTTGTGCCGTAATCCGAACTCTCTGCATGCCAGAACTTGATGTCGATTTTCAGTAGCTGGTCGATGCGCGCCCTGCGCTGGTCCGCTGTTTCGTTCTCTTTCCAGGCGCCTTCAGTGTTCAGCAACTGCTCGTAGATCGCGTCCTTGAGCAACTTGGTAACGCCGGTTTTCACCTCTGGCTCCCAGCAGCGCTCCGCCTTCGGCGCGCAGCCTTGGAGCAATGCCAGGCCAAGCACGCACGCTGATATTTTTATTGCTTTCACGTCGCCACCTTTTTAGAAGAAGCGCATCACCATTTCGCGCACCACGCCGCAGATCACCGCGTCGTCGCGCAGCTCCATCGTCGGGAAGGCTGGGTTTAGCGGCTGGAGGAACTGCCGGCCACCGTCGCGCACCAGGCGCTTGAACGTGACTTCCTCGTCAAACCCCTGCCGCGCCACTACAAAGTGGTTCGGCAGCGCCTCGATGTCGGGCTCCACGATGATGATGCAGCCGTGCGGGAAGCTGGGCGAACCGTTCGGGTTTTCCATGCTCGGCCCGTTCACGCGCAGCGCGAAGGTGTGCTTGCGGATCGGCACTGTGGTATCGACCCACTCCTCCGCATCACCAGGTGAAAAGTTGTCGACTACGTTGGCCCAGTCGCCGGCCTGTACCCAGGAGATCAAGGGAACGCTTCCCTGTTTATTCGGGCCGACGGACAGGTTGCTCTTGCCTTCCGCGTCGGCCACGTTTGTTAGTTTCGCCTCGATCATCGACACGGTGTTGGAGTCGTTCTTCACCAGGATGTCGGGCGCGCCGTAACGCAGCTCCTTTACCGAAATCCGGAAATAGGCGGCCAGCGGTTCGATGGTTTTGTCCCGCGGGCTTTCGTGCTCGCCGGACAGGATGCGATGGATGGTTGGCTGAGGAACCTTCGTCACGAGGGCGAGCTGAGTGGCGTTCATGCGCCTGTTGTCGAGCAGCTTCTGGAGGTTTTCAGCAATCGGCATCATCGAAAAATACGCCAGCGTATAGCCGCGAGCAAGAAATAATCCGTTTTCGTATTGACATAGCAATACGCTTTCGTATAATCGGCCTGATGAAACCTGATCAGACCTCGTTGGAAGCCCCGAAAACCGTCCAGGTGATGTTGGAGGAGTTGAAGGCCAAAGACCTCACCGACATCGAAATTCACCGGCGGACCGGTATCCCGCAGGCGACCGTGACCCGTTTGCGCAACGGCACCCACGAGGACACCAACTACCAATACGGCAAGAGGATCGAGGCCCTGCACGGCGAGGTTTGCGAAAAGGAAGGTGCGTGACATGACCAGCATCGTCCTTTTTATTTGTCCGGAGGGGATAGTCAAGTGAAGTCAAAAGATTTGCACACGCTTGAGCTACCCCTGTCGCCGCGAGCGAACCACGTCGAGTTGCCGCTGGCGACGGTCATCGCCCAGCCAACGATGTCGCGGGCGATCGCCCTGTGCGTTCAGGTGTCGGGACTGGACGACAAAGAGGTAGGCCGAAGCCTGGAAATCGATCCGGGGCACTGGACGCGGATCATGAATGGCAGCGGCCATTTCCCGACTGACAAGTTGGACTCCCTCTGCGACCTTTGCGGCAACGAGGCGCCCTTGCAATGGTGGGCACACAAGCGCGGCAAGGGCTTGGTGCTGTTGAAGTCCGAAGCGGAGCGCCGCGCCGAAGCGGCCGAGGAGCGCGCCAGGATCGCCGAGGAGGCCTTGCGCACCCTTGCGCGGGCGATGCAGGGACATGCAGAATGACCCAGCTCGCCCTCAACATCCCGCCGCGCCCGAACCCGGACGCCGCCACCGCGCGCGCCGAGCGTGACGCGGGCATCGCCAATGCCGCCGCCGGCGCCGAGCACGACGCGCCGGGCTGGGGCGACCTCGCCCTGGAGTGGATTCGGTCCTACGCGCTCACGCACGCCAGCTTCATCAGCGAGGAATGCACCGCGGCCTCGGTCGAATGGGGGCTGGTGCAGCCGGCCAACCCGAAGTCGTGGGGCCTGCCCTTCCGAATGGCCGCGCGCGACGGAATCATTAAGCGTGACGGCTTCGGCGTGAGCAACCGGCGGCATTGCTCCCCTACCCCGCTCTGGCGTAGCCAGTTGTTCAAAGCGGCAGCATGAGCCAGCGCGCCCGCTCCACGCTCGCCGCGCATCTTCCGCGCCAGAACTGGGCGCTGATCCTGCACGACCTCAAACACAAGGATGTGAGCCAGGCCGAACTGGCGCAGCGCACCGGCATCAGCAGGGCGACCATCTGCCGCATGGGCCAGGGCACGGAGCCGGCGCACGCAGTGGGCTTGGCGATCCTTGCCATCCATCAGGCCGAGGGTTGCGATCATCGCCCGCTGATTTATCCGGCGAAGAAATGGAATCCATGAAGCCCGCCGCCGCGCCGAAACAGGCGCTCATCAAGATGATCCAGGGGCTGGCGCGCCGCGTCGACACCTGGACGGTATTCAGTGATTTCGTCGAGCTGGCCGCGCTGGCCATCAGCAATGCCGTGGACCCGCGCCAGTTCGATGCGCGCGAGGCGCGCTATTTCGAGGTGATCAAGGGCTACGAAAAGGACGAGCTCGCCCAATTCCAGCAGATGCTGGGCGAGTTGACGCTGGCGCTGGAAAACGAGCGCACCGACGTGCTGGGCCAGGTTTTCATGCAACTCGAGCTGGGCAACAAGTGGGCGGGCCAGTTTTTCACGCCGCAATGCGTGTGCGACCTGATGGCAGGCATAACGCTGCACGACGTCGAGGAGACGCTGGCGCGCCAGGAGTTCATCACCATCAGCGAGCCCGCTTGCGGAGGCGGCGCGATGCTCATTGGGATTGCCAATCACCTTCATGGCCTGGGCATCAACTACCAGCGGCGCATGCACATCACCGCCGTGGACGTCGATATCAAGGCGGTGCACATGACCTATGTGCAGTTGTCGCTCCTGGGCGTGCCGGCGGTGGTGGTGCACGGCAATACGCTGATGCTGGAGGAGCGCAGCCACTGGTTTACGCCCATGCACATGCTCGGGCTTTGGGGTGCGAAGTTGCGCCGGCGTGCGCCGGCGGAAGCGCCGCCGGCCGTGCGCGCGCCAACCATGCCTCTCGGCGAGCAGCTCGACCTAGGCCTAGCCGCATGACCGTGACCCGTCCTGCACTTCGATACCACGGCGGCAAGTGGAAGCTTGCGCCCTGGATTCACCTATTTTTCCCTGATCATCGGATCTATGTCGAACCGTTCGGGGGGGGGGGCTTCCGTGCTCCTGCGTAAGCCCCGCGCCTACGGCGAAATCTACAACGACCTGGACGGCGAGGTGGTCAACGTCTTCCGCATGTTGCGGGACCGCGGCGCCGAACTGCAGCGCGCACTTGAGCTGACGCCGTTCTCTCGCGAGGAATTCGAGCTTTCGTACACGTTGGCCAGCGATCCGCTGGAAGCAGCCAGGCGCACGGTTGCGCGGTCGTTCATGGGGTTCGGCTCGGCCGCAGCCACCGGCGAGCGCAGCGGGTTCCGCGCCAATTCCAACCGCTCCGGCACCACGCCGGCGCACGACTGGGCGAACTTCGCGCCGGCGGTGGAGGCGCTTACCGACCGCATGCGTGGGGTGGTGATCGAAAACCGTGATGCCCTGGCGGTGATGGTGCACCACGACAGTCCGCAAACCTTGCACTACTGCGATCCGCCCTATGTGCATAGCACTCGCAGCGGTAAGGTCCGCGGCATCGTGTCGCAGGGCCGCGCCAGCGGCAAGGCCTATCGCCACGAAATGGACGATGAGCACCACCGGCAGTTCTCGCTGGTGGCGCGCAGCCTAGAGGGCATGGTGGTCGTGTCCGGCTACCCCTGCCCGCTTTACAACGAGCTTTTCGAAGGCTGGGAGCGTTTCGAGCGTCCCGCCTATGCAGATGGTGCCCGCGAGCGCACCGAAGTCGTGTGGCTCAACGCTGCCTGCTCGATCGCCCTGAAGCGCTCGCGCGCGCAGATGGAGTTGGTGGCGTGAAGTTCTTCACCGGCCTGCACCAGCCTAGCGATGCGAAACACTTTGGCGCGGCTTTCGTGAGCGTCAACCGCCTGCGCGGGCGAAAGGGCCCGTTCGCTGTAGGCGACTGGATCATGGATTCGGGCGCCTTCACCGAAATTAGCACGCATGGCCGATATCGGCATGACGTCTCCGAATACGCTGCCGAGATTCGGCGCTGGGCGAACAACGGCAACCTGCTGGCGGCCGTGGCGCAGGATTGGATGTGCGAGCCCTTCATCGTCGCCAAGACCGGCTTGAGCGTGTGGGAACACCAGGTGCTGACTGTATTGCGCTACGACGAACTGCTGAAGGAGAACACCGGCGTCTACATCATGCCGGTCTTGCAAGGCTACGCGCCGGCGGAATACGTTGAGCACTTGACCGTGTATGGCGACCGCCTGGCGCACGGCCAATGGGTTGGCGTCGGCAGCGTGTGCAAGCGCAACAGCGATCCGCGTGCCGTCGCTGCGGTGTTGCACGCCATCAAGACCGCGCGCTCGGACCTACGCTTGCACGGCTTCGGGCTGAAAACCACGGCCCTCGCTGATCCGCTGGTGAGCGGGCTGCTGGAAACCGCCGACAGCATGGCTTGGTCGTTTGCAGCTCGCCGCCAGGGTCGCAATGCCAACGACTGGCGCGAGGCGGTGACGTGGGCGGAAAACATCACGAATCGGCCGGTTCAGCACTTACTCGAGCTTGGGGCTGCGTGAAATGCAATTTGCAACTGGAAATGGCTAGATGACAGAAAACGGGAGGCCGGCGCCCCTGGTGCCGGCGGAGGTTGACTTGCGCGGGCTGCCGTTCATGCCGCTGGACGTGGTCCGGCTACTGGACTCGGACCTATTCGCGCTGTCGAACGGCGATGAATTCAAGGCCGCGGTCGCGCTGTGGTGCAAGTCCTGGTCACAGCATCCCGGCGGCAGCCTGCCGGACGATGACCGCGTGCTGGCGCACCTCACCAGCACCGGCCCGCGCTGGCGCAAGGTGAAGGCGATGGCGATGCGGGGTTGGGTCCTGTGTTCGGACGGCCGCTGGTATCACCCTGTGGTGGCGGAAAAGGCCGTTGAAGCGTGGGAGCACCGCCAGGATTATCTGGAGGAGGCCAACAACAACGCCGAGCGCCAGCGCCGTTGGCGGGAGCGTCAGAAAGCGCTGTCGACCGAAATCCGCGAACTCGGCGGTGTGCCGCCGCGCAAGGCGTCTCTCGAAGCGATGGAAGCGTTACTCACTGAGTTACGGAGTAACCGTTACGGCAGTGTTACGTCACCGTCTCAGAGTAACGATGCCGCGATGCCTAAGACAGAGACAGGGACAGAGACAGGGACAGGGACATATTTAAAACCACCCCCTACCCCCGCCTTCCCGGTTCGGCCCACCGCGCCCCCGCCACCGCCCGATGAAACCCAGGCCACCCTCGCCGGCGAGGCGGCGAAGGCAATGCGCGAGGCCGGGGTGCAAGCCGTCAACCCCTCGCACCCGGACCTCCTCGACCTGCTGGCTCGAGGCGTTACGGCACAGCAGCTTGGCGACCTTGCCGCCGAGGTGAAAGCCGCCCATGGGCCGAAGCCCATGGCCTACGTGTTGAAAGCCATGCAGGGCCGGCTCGAAGCCAGCACCCACCGCACCCCAACCCCGGAGGAAAAGCCCCATGTCCCACGCGCGACCGTCGAAAAAGCCTGAGCTGGACGTGCATGCCGAGGCCGCAGCGCTGATGCACCGCATCGCGGACCCGGCGCCGCGGTCCTCACCACTTCGCGTGGTGCCGACCTTCGTCGCCGAGCAAGGCAAGTGCGAAATGCACGGAGCCTACGCCACCAATTTTCGGGACGCTGAGGGCACGGTGCGCTGGCACACCCCAGGCTGTCCGACCTGCACGAAGCAGGCCGCGGTCGAACGGCTGATGACCCGCGCCGCAATCTCGCCACGGTTCCAGGACTGCACGTTCGCCAGCTACCGCACCGAGTCCGAAGGGCAAAAGCTTGCGCTGGACATCTGCGAGCGGTACGCCGCTGACTTCGCGCTGATGCGCCGTACCGGGCAATGCCTGATTCTGCGGGGCAAACCAGGCACCGGAAAAAATCACTTGGCCACGTCCATCGCGCGCACCGTGCTGGCCGACGGCTTCACCGTGCTCAATGCCACCGCGTTCGAAATCATCCGCCGCATCCGCGACACCTGGCGCGATGGCGCAACCGAGACCGAGCAGCAGGTAATCCAGGCCTTCGCCGACATCGACCTGCTGATCATCGACGAGCTGGGCCGGCACCACAACGCAAAGGACGGGAAAGAGAGCGTGGAGCTTTTCCAGGTGATCGACCAGCGCTACCGCCAGATCCGCCCGACGGTGGCGATCAGCAATCTGGACCGCGACGGGATCACGAAGGCGATCGGCGCGGCCGCGTTCGACAGGCTGCGCGAAGGCGGCGCATCGCTGGTGAATTTTGAATGGGCTTCGGCCCGCGAATAGGAGAAACCATGTCCAAAAACACCGGGCTCAACGCGCTCATCGTCGTCGCCATCTTGCTGACCATCGCCGTCGTGATGATCGTCCTGCTCACGCTGCGCCTGTCCGGCGTGGCGCCCGTCACAAGCTGGACCGCCGGCCAACTGTTCGCGCCGATCTGGGTTCCGTGCGTCATTTTCACGGCGCTCAACACCGTCCGCTTGCTCGCGCTCGCCATGCGCAACGCCTGGAAGCGCTGAGCGTTTCTCCCGTCTATAAAAAGGATGTCGATATGCAATCCCCCGAAGACCGACTGCTGCGTGTTCCGGCATCCGATAGAGACGCCGCTGGGCAAGGTGACGGTGCAGTACGAGCTGCCGGCGCCGGAGACCACAGAGCAATTCCTGGCGATGTGGGAAACGATGATCAAGCACTTCCCGCCAGCGCCGGAGCAACTGGCGGAGATAGCGCGGCGGGAGAGCGCGCAATGGTTGGCGGCCATCAATGCGGCAAAACAGCCCGGCAAGAAGAAGGCTACATGAACTTCGAGGACGAACCGCCGAGCGACGATGACCGCGACGTGTGCCACCACGGCGTCGCATTCGATGTCGATTGCAGGCGCTGCGCAGAGGAGTTGCGCTACCTCGACCTGCGCATGCGGTGTAGCGAGGCCGGCGGCTGATGGGCTGGACCGCCGAACAGCTTCGCACGGTCAAGGTGCGCCGCGCCACCGTCCAGGCAGGCGCCGGTGTCGAGCGCCGCACCTCGCTCGGGCGGGCCGCGGTCACCGCCGATGTGAAACTGCCGCGCCCGGTGGAATCATCTATCGAAGCGATGTTCGCCCTGCAACTGCGCGCCGCGCGCCTGCCGGAGCCAAAGCGCGAATTCGCGTTTTGCGAGGGGCGCAAGTTCCGCCTGGACTTCGCCTGGCCCGAGAGGCTCATCGCCGTCGAGGTGCAGGGGATGGTGCACCGGATCAAAGAGCGATTCGAGGCGGACATAGAAAAGCGCGCGCTGGCGCTGCTGGGCGGCTGGCGCGTCCTGGAGGTGTCGGGGCAGGCGGTGCGCGATGGGCGCGCGCTGGGGTGGATTGAACAACTGCTGCAACCAGGAGACTAAAAATGCAACTCATCAGCTTTCCCGAACAAACGAAGGTCATCGCCGAGAACCAGCCGGAATACTCCCCGCTGCCGGCACATCGGTTTCGCCATGAGGCCGAAGGGCGCATTGCGTGCTGCTGGCGCCTGACGTGGCGCGAGCGCTTCACCCTGCTGTTCACCGGCAAGGTGTGGCACCAGGTGCTCACGTTCGGCCACTCGCTGCAGCCGCAGAAACTGACCATCGAGAAGCCGGAATTCCGCGTGCTGGTCAATCCGTACAGCGGCAAGCCGCGCCACCCGTCGGACATCAACAGTGATCCGTACGGCGTGCTGATGGTCGATCCCGACAAGGCGCTGCGCGCGGCCACGCGCATTCCGTCGGACTGAAAAGGAAATGATCATGACTGAACAATCAGCAGCTGCGCCGGAAGAGCGCGTGCGCCGGCGCCACAAGCCGCGCGAGCCGGTCAAGGTGGTCCCGGCCGACCTGAACGCGCGCCTGGAAAACTGGGGCCGCTGGGCGCGCACCACGTTCCGCAAGCAGCATTGCGCGAGCATCGAGTGGAAATTCTCCATCCCGAAGTTCCGCGCGATGGATGCGCAGCTCAACGGCCTGCGCAACGCCGAGCTGGAGGCGATCTTGCGCAAGCCGGAGACGGAGCCGGTAGACGAGCCCGACGCCTGGGTGATCGAGCAGGCCGTGACGTCGGCGCGCATTGGCTACAAGGACATGGGCGTGCTCAAGGCGCGCTATGTGCTGCTGTCCTTCCCGCGCGATACCTGCCACGCGCTGAGCATCCGCCTGGGGCAGTACGACCGCAAGCTGTACGAGGCCGCGCTGCGCGTCGAGGAGGTGGCGAAGATTATCGCGCGCATGGGTGAGTCGCCCTTTGCGAAGGCAATGCGGCATTTGAATGGAAAGGAGGCCTGACATGGCCGACGAAATAGACCTGGCCAACGAGCGCGCCGAGATCGCGCTGGCCGACGCGCTGCGCATGCGCAAGCCAGTACTGCCGCGCATCGGACATTGCTACAACTGTGGCGAGCGCGCCGACGCGCTGTATTGCGACGTGGCGTGCCGAGATGATCACCAGCGCCGGCAGTTCATGCAGTCGATGGCGCCGCGATGATCGTCGACTTAAATGGTCGCCCGCTGTACGTTGAAATAGCTGTTGGGTCCATTGTCAGGCTGCGCTCAGGTGGCCCCGAGATGTGGGTCACGGATCGAGACTTCCATGCATGTGTCCTTTGCTCATGGGATGAATGCCAAAACGAAGACGGGGAGGAATGGTTCCCGACAGGTGATCTTGAAGTCATCAGGAGAGCCCCGTAGGCGCCCTGGCGCGCGCCGCTTCGATGGTGAGGGTGGACCGGCCCGCCGGCGGCGTGTAGCGGCTATTTGGCAGCCAGCCTGTCCAGCGCCGCGCGGATGCCGGCCGACAGGTTGCCCTTGCCCAGCCGCTCCGCGGTCGCATATTGCGTGTCGTTCAGGCGCAGCGCAACCAGGTTGGAGCGCTTGCCGGCGGGATCAGGCTTCGGGCCAGCGCCCTTTCGAGCGCCGCCGCGCTTGGCCGGAGGTGCAGCTTTCGGCATTTCAGTTTCCGTGCGGTGTGGCGATCAGGATGTATTCCCGGCCGTCAATGATCGTGGTTTGAAACGCGGTGTCTTGCAGGTTTTGGTAGGCCTCGACCTCGCGGGCGAAGTCGGCATTGTCCGCGATTTGCCCCTCGTCGTCGTGGTTGCGCACCGCGATCGCCTCCAGGTGCATGGGCAGGCCGTTGATCGTGATTTCAGTCAGCAAACGCGCGCGCGGATCGTATCCATCCTCATCGTCCGGCCCGTCGGGGCCAGTCTCCTGCCATGCGTAGGGGTTGATGGTGATCGCGGTAAAATTCGTTTCAGCCATAGCTGGGATACTCCTGTCTCTCGGTTCGGTTAGGGGGGAGCAACGTGGTTCCAGCCGCGCCCCCCGTTCAGGATTATTTGATTTCGTCGATGGGCAAGCTTTCGATCAGCGATTCGCCGGTCTCCTCGCTCACCAGGTCGGCGATGCGCAGATCGTCGCAGAGGTCGTGATGAGGCGCGAATACTAGATAGCCAACCTCCCAATTTTTCGCTATGGCCTTCGCTTTGGCTTCCGCCTCCGCGTCGCTTTCGGCTTCAATTTCTACTTCGGCGTAGCACGGAGCGTTATAGGCCAGCACCAGGTTGTATTTCATGATCGGCTCCGGTGAGGGAGCGCGCCCCTTTCGAGGCGCGCCCGCTGGTTAGGCTGCGGTGACGAGCTGACCGGCCAGCGCGAAGGCTTCATCTTTCAGCTTCGCGCCCTCGCCGAACCATGCCGCGTCAAGCCCGGTGCTGCGCGACAGGCCGCGCTCATGGTCCACGTACTCGGTCACGGCGTTGACCAAGCCCCACATCGTGCCCTTGACCATGTCGGCGCCGATTGCCTCGCCGTTGAACAGCGCGCTGATGCGCTTGTAGCCCTTGCTGGCGCGCACCTTGTCTTGCGCCTCCTGGCCTTGCGCGGCCTTGAACAAGTGGAGCAGGAAGGCGTCGGACAGCTTCTCGTCGACCTTCGCCGCCGCCATCTTGCGGGTGCGCATCAGGAATTCATCCCAACCGCTGATGGCAATGCCGAGCTGCTCGCGCACCGCCGCCGCGTTGAAATGGGCGAAATGCGGGATCTTCACTTTTGGCTCAGCGGCGCCAGCGCGCGCACCATCACCGGCCGCAGCGCTCAGCGTGTTGTTGCACACCACGCGGATGCTGGTGAACTGCGCGGTGGTCGCCATGCTGGCATCGTAGGACGTGGCGAACAGAAGATAGGGGCGAATGTTGTCGCCGTCGATGATGCGCGCTTCTTCGCCGACGCGGGCCAGGGCCCAGATGCGATTGCCGCCGCGCAGGCAGCCGGCGGTTTCGAGCTCGAAGCCCGCGCCCTTCACCAGCTCGTCGAAGAAGCCCAGCACCTGGGACGGTTGCACGGTCTTGTAAAGGTCGCTCACGGTCGAGAGCGCAGCGCCGGTGTCGTCACGCACCAGCACGCGGCGGCCGTCGAACACCCTGCGCTCGCCCTTGTATTCGAATTCAACCGGCACTTCGGCCACGTTCCAATTCAGGCCGGCGGCGGTGCGCCAGGTTTCCAGATCGGCGCCGGCGGGAAGCTTGGAGCCGAGGCCATGCCAGGGGGTTTTGCCAATAAAGGCGACGTTTGCGCGGTTGTTCGAGAAGTCGATTTCGTGAGCCATGTGATTCTCCTGTCAGTTTGTGGGGTGATCCGGTGTTCCAGCACCGTTATTGATAATGTTATACACAATCAAATGGGAACGCAAGGCTTTTATCTTGTGCGGTGCAACCCAGAGGGAGAAATCCTCGTTTTGGCAACGGGCGCGGCCATTGCTTGACACGCGAAAAATCCGTGGTATCTTCCCCACTTACAACTCGTTGGGTGCATAGGCCTTCGGCTTAGGAGCATCCCCACAGCGCCTAAATGCCTGTGTGACGCCTGCCGGAATGGCAGGCACCCGCGCCAGCAAAAGGCGCCACGAGTGAGCCCCGACCGATGAAGCCCGCCGATGCGCGGGCTTTTTGCTTTTCCAGCGTCCACCCCGTTGCGTTTACCCGTCAACTACCTGGAGCTGAAATGTCACTCACCTTGAAACGATCCCTCTGCACCGCCCTCGTCGCCATGGCCGTCACCGTCGTCGCCTACGTCTTGTTGTCGGACCACGGTACCGTCTCGGCGCTGGTCAACATCGGCGCGTCGATCGCTATCGGCGCCAGCTTCGGTTACGGGCTCAGCCTCCTCGACCTGCGACCGGCTGCCGGCGACAAGCCGGCCTTCCAGGGCTACTGCGTCGACCACACCCGCGCCAGCCTCGCGCGCGCCGCCGGCCGCACCAGCACCGGCTCGTTCCTGCGCGGCAAGGGCATCGCCTGCGGCTTCTGGTCCCTGGCGCACGCCTAAAGCGGTGAAGTACCTCCCCATCGCCACTGCGGTCGCCTGGCTGCTCACGTACTGGGCGTTCGCGGCGGCGAGCAAGGGCGGTGACGACTTCGGCGCCGGCCTGCTGTATTGGCTGGTGCTGGTGGTCGCCGCCCTCCTCTCGCTCATTACGTTCGTCAGGGCGTTTTTTCTGCACTGACGCAACCATCAATGGTCGACGGCGCACGCGCGAGCGACCCGCCCTTGCCGTGTGTTCCCGGCCGGCCGTCCTGTGTTTCATTGCTGTACTCCTCGGTGATTCATCCCACCACCTGGTGCGCCGGTTCCCCTGCTGGCGCACCCATTTATTCCTTATGACTCGCGCAAAGCTCAACACCGTCCCGATCGACAGCGTCCGCCTCGACCCGGAGAACGTGCGCGAGCACAACGAGCGCAACCTGGTTGCGATCACAAAGAGCCTGGAGAAGTTCGGCCAGCAAAAGCCCATCGTCATCGACAACGATGGCGTCATCGTCGCCGGCAACGGCACATGGATGGGCGCGAAGCGCCTGCACTGGACGGAAATCTGGGTCACGGTCACGGAGCTGGAGGGCGAAGCCAAAACCGCCTTCGCCCTGGCCGACAACCACATCAACGAGCTGTCCTACTTCAATGAGGACGCGCTGGCGGCCACGATAGGCGCGATCAGCGACACCGATTTGCTGGAGGCTGCCGGCTTCGACACCGGCGAGCTGAACGATATTTTTCGCGGATCTTCCGAGCCCATCGAACTCGAGGCCGCGGGCGAAAGCGCCGGCGCGGGTGGCGGCAACAAGAAGCCAGTCACCGTGCGCGTGGCCATCGCCGTGCGCAGCGTTGAGGCCTTCGAGCAGGCGCTGAGCGCGACCGGCCTCATGAACCGCGAAGAGGCGCTGCTGGAAGTGTGCCGCACCTATGTCGAAGCAAAAGGACAATAGCACCCTCGACGCCAAGCTACGGCTGCGGCGCGCAGTGCTGAAAAATGCGCCGCCGGCGCCGATGGTGCTCGAAACGCATGGCGGCAATGGCCGCGTCTACGAACGCGCGTGGTACACCGCGAGCGGCGGCTGCGTCATCGAAAAGGACAGCGGGAAAATCGAGCAGCTAGCGCAGCAGCGCCCGCATTGGTCGGTCTTCGAGGGCGATTGCATCGCCGCGCTGGGAGCCGGGCTGATGAGCAGCACGGCCTTTGACGTTGTGGACGTTGATCCCTACGGCTCGCCACTACCGATCTTCGATGCGTTGTTCCATGTGGAACGCACCTTCCCCGAGCGCTGGCACCTGGTGGTGAACGATGGCATGCGGCAGAAGCTGCAACGCGGCGGCGCTTGGCATGTGGCCGAGTTGGCGCGCATCGTGGCGCGCCGGGGCAACAATCTTGCCCCGGTGTACCTGGAAGTGGCGCGCGAGCTGGTAGAAGCCTTCGCGCTGCGGATCGGCTACCAAGTCGCCGGCTGGCACGGCTACTACACCGGCGACAAAGGCCTGATGACCCATTATTGGGCCGTGCTGGAGCGGATCAGTGGTGCTGCTGCACCCGCATCGGGTTGTGATAACCCTCCGGCAGATACGGCTGCAGGTCCTTCTTGATGTAGTGGGCGGCGCCGAGCTGCTTGCACAGCTCGATCATGCGCAGCGTGTAGTCGCGCCAGTCGGTGGTCTTGGTGATGTCCACGTAGTTCACGCGGCCGATCTTGTAGAGGTCGACAAAGCCGTGCGTCTCGCGCACGATTTCCAGGCTGGCCTCGACGTCCAGGGTGGGCTCCAGGCTCACCCAGGTGTAGATGCCGCGCTCGTGGAAGGCTTTCAGCGCTGCAAGGCGATCGGCCGGCAGCGCCGCCCCGCTCTCCCATTTGCGCGAGAACGCATCATCCAGGCTGGTGATGGTCGAGGCGAACGAATCGCGGTCAGCGCGGAAAATGCTGATGTCGCGCAGGCTGCGCGTGCCTCCCTTAGTCAGCGTGCAGATGGCCAGGCCGTGCTCCTGCAGCACATCGAGCGTTTGGCGCGTCAGCGTGTTGTCGCCTGGGTGGTAGGGGTCGCTGGTGAAGCTGAGCATGACCTGCTCGCCGATGCCGGCAGCCTGATATTTCTTGGCGTCGCGCTTGAGGTTGTCGAGATAGCCGGCGCGCCACACCGCGCCTTCATTGAATTCGACGCGCGGCTGCTTGGTGATCAGCGGCACGTAGCAGTAGGCGCACTTGTGCCCGCAGCCGCGGTACGGATTCGCTGCCAGCGGCGCGTATTCCCCGGCCTGGCCGGCGGGCGCGTAGATGAACGAACAGCCTTTGATCGACACGCCATCGGGCTTAAGCGTGGAAACGGGAATGCGGGTCTCTTTCGAGACGGCGAGGCTCGTCATTGTGAATCTCCTGTCAAGTTAGAACCGTGTTCCAGCACGGTAGGAGTATTAGAGCAAAAAATACCATTTTTGTCTACTAAATCAATAACTTACGTATTTTCCTTTTAGAACGAAAGGGTTACGGGAGTTTTGTTCGTCGCGGCGGCGCCGTGGCGGGAAGGTGGGAATATGGCCGGCGGCCGAAAACCCTATGAGCCGACTAAAGAGGACCGGATCAAGGTGTCCACGATGGCGGCGTGCGGCATGCCGCAGTGGATCATCTGCGCGCGCCTGCGCAACCCCGAGACCGGGAAACCCCTGGACCAGAAGACGCTGCGCAAGGTCTTCCGAAAAGAATTGAACGAGGGCAAGCCGATGGCTGACGCCCTGGTGAAGCAGGCTCTGTTTCAAAAGGCGATCGGCAGCGGGCCGCAGTCGGTTACGGCGGCAATTTTCTATCTCAAGACGCAGTGCGGTTGGAACGAGCGCGGCGAAGGCGATGACGAGGAGACCGATCCCAAGTCGGTGAAGGTGCAGACTGTGGACGCGCGGCGGCGAAATGACGACGATCAACGATCCCCAGCCGACGCTTAACGTACCGCAGGCCCAATTCCTCGCCCTCCCCCACAAGTACCGTGCCTATGTCGCCGGCTTCGGCTCGGGCAAGACATGGGCAGGTTGCGCGGGACTGTGCCAGCACGCCTGGGAGTGGCCCAAGGTCAATGCCGGCTACTTTGCGCCCACCTACCCGCTGATTCGGGACATCTTCTTTCCCACCATCGACGAGGTGGCGTTCGACTGGGGCCTGCGGGTCAAGACGAACGAATCGAACAAAGAGGTGCACCTGTACCGCGGCCGGCGGTACCGCTGCACGGTGATCTGCCGTTCGATGGAGAAGCCGAACGACATCGTCGGCTTCAAAATCGGCAAGGCGCTCGTCGATGAGCTGGACCTGCTCAAGACCGACAAGGCAGCGCTGGCCTGGCGCAAGATCATTGCGCGGATGCGCTTCAAGAAGGAAGGGCTGATCAACGGCGTCGATGTGACGACGACGCCCGAGGGCTTCAAGTTCGTCTATCAGCAGTTCGTCAAGCAGCTCCGCGAGCGGCCTGACCTGCAGACCCTGTACGGCCTGGTGCACGCCAGCACCTACGACAACGAGGCCAATCTTCCCGATGACTACATCGACAGCTTGCGCGCCAGCTACCCGCCGCAACTCATCGAGGCGTACCTGCGCGGGCAGTTCGTCAACTTGGTCAGCGGCGCGGTGTATCCGAACTTCGACCGGAGGCTGAACCACACCGACGTCGCCATGGTGGAAAACGAGCTTCTGCACATCGGCATGGACTTCAACGTGCTGAACATGACGGCCGTGCTCAACGTCATCCGCGACGGGCTACCCTTCACGGTGGGCGAGCTGACGGAGGTGCGCGACACGCCCACGATGGCGCGCATGCTCAAGGAACGGTTTTCCGAAAAAGGGCACGCGGCGGTGATCTATCCGGACGCCAGCGGCCAGAACACCAGCAGCAAAAACGCCAGCGAATCCGACCTGAGCATTCTCAAGCAGGCCGGCTTCACGATCCAGGTGAACCACCGCAACCCCGCGGTCAAGGATCGGGTCAACGCCTACAACGCGATGATGTTCAACGAGGTGGGCGAGCGGCGCTGGAAGATCAACACCGATCTGGCGCCGGTGACGACGGAGGCGGTCGAGCAGCAGGCATATGACAAAAACGGTGAGCCCGATAAGACCACCGGGCATGACCACCCGAACGACGCGAACGGCTATTTCATCGTTCACCGCTATCCGATTGTCCGCCCCACCATCAGCGCAACACCCCTACGAATCTAGGCCATGAGCGACAAACCCCCATCCCCGGCAGACATCAGCGACGAAGTCGCTGCGATGTCGCTGGAATGGCCGATGATCACCGGGCTCCTGGGCGGGACCGGCGCGATGCGCGCCGCCGGCGAGAAATACTTGCCGAAGCACCCGGCGGAAGACAGCGACGGCTACAAGTACCGGAAGGCGGTTTCGGTTCTGTTCAATGGCTTCCGCCGCACGGTCGAAACAATGGCGTCGAAGCCGTTTACCGAGCCGCTCAAGCTTAAAGACGATGTACCGCCGAAGATCGAGGGGTTCTGCGAGGACATCGACCTGGAAGGCCGCAACCTCCAGGCATTCGCAAACGACGTCTTCGACACCGCGATGGCCTTCGGCCTGTCGCACATCCTGGTGGACTATCCGCCTGTGGCAGGAGGGCAGACGCTGGCCGAGCAGCGCACCTCCGGCGCCCGCCCCTACTTCGTGCACATCAAGCCGACGGCGGTGCTGGGCTGGCGCAGTGAGCGCATCGCCGGTGTAGAAACGCTCCTGATGCTGCGCCTCGACGAAATGGTGAGCGAGCCCGACGGCGAGTTCGGCGCGAAGGCGATACGTCAGATCCGCGTGCTGGAGCAGACCCGCTGGCGCACGTTCCGCAAGAACGAGCGCGAGGAGTGGGTGCTGTATCAGGAGGGCGTTGTCAGCCTGGGCTGCATCCCGCTGGTCACGGTCTACACCGGCCGCACCGGCTTCATGCAGGGCCGCCCACCGCTGCTGGACCTGGCCTACCTGAACGTCGCGCACTGGCAGTCGGACTCCGACCAGACGAACATCCTGCACGTTGCGCGGGTGCCGATCCTGTTCGCCGCCGGCTTCGACAAAGAGAATTCCATCGCCATCGGCGCCGGCGTGGCCGTCAAAAACGACCGCGCCGAGGCGAAACTTACGTATGTGGAGCACACCGGCGCGGCGATCGAGGCCGGGCGCGAAAGCCTCAAGGACATGGAAGATCGCATGTCCATGATGGGCGCGCAACTGCTGGTGCGCCGGCAGGTTGCCGCCACCGCCACAGAGAAGGCCATCGACAGCAACGAGGCCGACAGCCTGCTCACCGGCATGGCCTTGGGCCTGCAGGACTCGCTCGAGCAGGCGCTGGCGCTCGTCGCCAAGTGGGAAGGTCTGGATGCCGGCGGCAGCGTCGAGGTTTGCACCGATTATTGCGAAAGCCTGGACGGCATGTCCGTCGAGGAACTGATGCGCGCGCGCGAACTTGGCGTGCTCAGTGCGGAAACCGTGTTCGGCGAACTCCAGCGCCGCGGCATCATCAACGAAGACCTGGACTGGGAGAAGGAGCTGGCACAGCTCAAGAAGGAAGGCCCGCCGCAAGGCATTAAGGGCAGTTTCGAGACCGGCGCCGGCGGTGGTGGTGGCGGCGAGTAACACAGCACAGATTTCTAGCGTCGCCAGGTGGCGGCGCATCAGGCCCGGCGACGCCGGGCTTTTTTTATGGGCGGCGCCCAAGGGGTACAGAAAATGGCACTAAAGCTTTCGATCGACAAACTCGAAGACGTCGCGGAACAACTGCGCGAGCACTACGAAAAGCGCGACGACGGCAAGTTCTGGCTCATCGGCGTCGAGGACGTCGGCGGCCTGAAAAGCGCGCTGGAGAAGGAAAAGGAAGAGCGGCGCCTAGCGAAACAGGCACTGGAGAAGTTGAAGAACGTCGACCCCGAGGAATACACGCGCCTCAAGGCGGATTTCGAGGACCGCGAGCGCAAGGCCGCCGAGCGCAAGGGCGAGTACGACAAGCTGCTTGTGCAGGTCAATGAGAAGCATGCGACCGCGCTGGCCGAGCGCGACAACCAGAACAAGGCGCTGCGCACCGCGCTGGAGTCGAGCCTGATCGACTCCGAAGCGACGCGCGCCATCGCGGGCGCCAAGGGCGTCCCCGAATTGCTGCTGCCGCATGTGCGGCAGAGCGTCAAGGTAGTCGAAGAAGACGGAAAGTTTGTCGCAAAGGTCGTGGACAGGGCGGGCACCCCGCGCATCGGCGATGCAAAGGGCGCCCCCATGACCATTGATCAGCTCGTCGGCGAAATGCGCGAAAGCGAGGTATTCGGGCGCGCATTCGAAGGGACGGGCGCAAGCGGAAGCGGGGCTTCCAACAAACAGGCAGGCGGGGCCGGCCAAAAGCAGATGTCGCGTGCGGATTTCAACAAGCTTGACCCAACCGGGCAGGCGGCGGCCGCGCGCGATGTGAATTTGACCATCGTGGACTAAACGCCTCGGCGTTCCCCCTCCCTATTTGAAAGGAAGTAATCGTGTCGAACACCCTTACCGGTCTCATCCCGACCATCTACAACGCGCTCGACGTGGTTTCGCGTGAGCTGGTCGGCATCATCCCCGCTGTCTCCAGCGACATGCAGTTCACCCGCGCCGCGGTCGGCCAGGTGGTTAGCTCGCCTGTCACCCCGTCGGCGACCGCCAGCGACATCACGCCGGCCGTGACTCCGCCCAACGATGGCGACCAGACCATCGGCAACATCCAGATGACGATCACCAAGGCGCGCCGCGTGCCGATCCGCTGGAACGGTGAAGAGAAGAAGGGCCTGGACAACAACGGCGCCAGCTTCAACGTCATCTTTCGCGACCAAGTGGCGCAGGCAATGCGCACCTTGGTGAACGAAGTGGAATCGGACCTGTGCGCCAACCACATCTTCGGGTCTCGCGCCTATGGCACCGCCGGCACCGCGCCGTTCGCCACCGACCTGAGCGCCACCGCGCAGACGTTGAAGATCCTCAAGGACAACGGCGCGCCCGCCGGCGACCTGCACCTGATCATCGACACCACCGCCGGCGCCAAGATGCGCACGCTGACCCAGCTCACGAAAGCGAACGAGGCCGGCGACGCGTCGCTGCTCCGACGCGGCGTTCTGCTCGACGTGCATGGCTTCGCCATCCGTGAAAGCGCGCAGATCAAGACCAGCGTTGCCGGCACGGCGGCGAGCGCCACCACCAACACCGCCGGCTATGCCAAAGGGGCTACCTCCATCACGCTGGCGGCGGCCGGCACCGGCACCCTGGTTGCGGGCGACCTGATCACCTTCGCTGGTGACACCAACATCTACGAGGTGGCCACCGGCACCGGCGCCGTCAGCGGCGCGACCATCACCCTGGCGCTGCCTGGCCTCCGCCAGGCGCTGCCGGCGAGCGCTCAGGCCATCACCGTTGTCGCCGCGGCCACGCGCAACATGGCGTTCACCCGCAACGCGATCGCCCTTGCCACCCGCGCCCCCGCGCTGCCGTCGCAGGGCGACGCCGCGATCGACCGCCAGATCGTGACCGACCCGGTTTCGGGCCTGTCGTTCGAAATTGCGATGTACGCCCAGTACCGTCAGATGCAGTACGAGGTGTCGCTGGCCTGGGGCACCAAAACGACCAAGTCGGAGCACCTGGTCATCCTGCTGGGCTAATCGCCCGGCGAACAGGGTCCGCCCGGAGCTTCGGCCCCGGGCGGCTTACTGACTTTTTCAGGACTTCATCATGGGCACGATCAAAATCAAATCGACGCATCCGGAATCGCAGGGCGATTTCGTGGTGATCGAGGAAGCGGACTTCGTCGAGGGGCAGCACGAGCATTACCTGACCCCGGCGGAAGCGGCTGCCAAGGCCAAGAAGGACGAAGCCGACCGCAAGGCTGCCGAGAAGAAGGAAGCCGACGAGAAGGCCGCTATCGAAAAAGCTGCCGCCGAAAAGGCTGAGGCGGAGCGCAAAGCCGCCGAGGAAGCGGCTGCCAAGGCCAAGAAGTAATCCGCCATGCTGACGGACGCCCAGCTGTGTGATACCCGGCGCTGGCTGGGGTACCAACTCGCCGGTACCACCCAGACCATCAGCGAGCAGTGGGACATCACCTATCTGTCGTTCGGCATGGTCACGATGTCGCTGTTTCAGCGGCTGAACTCCCTCTCGGCGGCGGAAGAGGCGGTGCTGATCAACACCTACCTGACGCCACTGGCGTCGCTGGAAACCGACATCGTCGGCACCGCCGCGAACCTCGACACCGATCAGGCCGCGGTCTGGTACCACAACAAGTACGAGCGGCAGGACCGCGAAGCACTTTTCGATAGCTGGCGCCGCCGGCTGTGCGGTTTCATCGGCTGCCCGCCGGGGCCCGACCTCGGCGCCGGCGGCAACAACATCGCGCTCGTGCGCGCTTAGAACTCATGGACGCGGCAACCCTTTCCGACCGCATCTATGCGGGGTACGCGAAGGCTGCCATCCGCATCGGCTACCTGGTCGACCAATATCGGCCGGCCGACGCCGGCGCGGCGATTGCGCCCGGCAACAAGCTTGCCTCGTTTCATGCCAGCTTCAACCCGATGGACATGAAATATGGCCGCGCCGACAAGTACGGCACGGCCACTTGGTTCGGCCTGTTCGACGGCCGCCTCACGGCGGTGGGCGACTATCTGATCAACCAGCAGGACGGCACCTATTTCATTGCGGCGCAATCGACGATCCTGCCGATCCTATGCATCGAGTGCAATCGCATCGGCACGTTCCTCCGCCCGCAGCAGCAGGCCGGCGTCGGCGCCCTGCCCTATGGCGGCAACACCGACGACACCGAGATCGCCCTGATGGCGGCGTGGCCGTGCAGCATCCTCCAGGGCACGAAGGGCGAGCGCGGCGGGATCAACCTGCCGGGCGACGTGCGCGACCCCTGGTGGGTGATTCTGGTGCCGTTCCTCGCCGGCGCGGTGCTGCGCAGCGGGGACATCGTGAAGGACGACCTCGAACGGCGCTACATCATCAGCAGCGCCGAACTTACGGACAAAGGCTGGCGACTGACCGCCACGCAGGCCCAGACATGAGCGACATCAACGACGTGCAGAGCACGCTGGTCACGCTGCTGGCCCAACTCTGCTACCCGAATGGCACCGGCCAGCCGTCGGCGCCCGGCATGCCGGTGAAGGTGTACGCCGGCTGGCCGAGCGAGTCCCAGTTGGACGACGACCTGCGCGTCGGCACGGTGCACGTCACCGTGTACCCGCGCCCGGGCGAAGAGAAAAACACCACCCGCTACCCGAAGGATTGGGTGGAGCTGGAGCGCGCCAGCACCACGCTGGCCGCGGTGATCGACGGGCAGCAGGTCACGCTTTCCGGCTCCCTGCCCTCGCCCTTCTCGCCGGTCAATGTCAGCCTCCTGGTGAGCAAGCAGCACTACGTGTATCCGGTACAGGTCAGCGACACCCTGACCTCGATTGCGACCGCGCTGGCGACGCTGCTTGCCGTGGATTTTCCCGGCACCACCAGCGCCGGCCCCGTCATCACACTGGCGCCGGCCGCGCGCGCCGACGCCGCGCGCATCGGCGTCACCGGCACGCTGATCCGCGAGCTGCGCCGCCAGGAAAAGGGCTTCCAGATGATCGTCTGGGCCAATACCCCGGACGCGCGCAAGGCCGTTGTCGACGCGATCGACCCGACGCTGGCCGACACCGAGCGCCTGGTGATGCCCGACACGTATTCGGCGCGCCTTTGCTACCACAGCACCAACTACAGCGACAACTTCCAGAAGGCAAAGCTCTACCGCTGCGACCTGTTTTACAGCGTCGAGTTCGCCACTACGCAAGTCACCACCGGCTACGAGGTGACGCAGGAGACGCTGGCCGTCAGCAGCCAGCCGTCGGGTGCCACCGCGCCGGTCGGCTCGATCACCGTCAACTTCTAGCAACACCCCACTTTCAGCTTTGGCCGCCTTCGGGCGGCTTTTTCATTTGGAGATCGCCATGACGGTCGTGCAAGCAGGTTCTATCAACACCGCGGCCCTGAACGTTCCCGGCCTCTACGTCCAGATCCAACCGCCGCCGCCGGCGATCAACGGCCTGCGCACCGACATCCTCGGCATTGTGGGCACCGGCTCTTGGGGGCCGGTCAACGCGCCTTTCACCGCCAACGGCCTGCGCAGTGCCGCCGCCATGTTCGGCTCGCCCAACGCGCGGAAGTACGACCTGGTGACTGCCGCCTGGATTGCCGAGCAGCAGGGTGCCAACAACATGCGCCTGGTGCGCGTGACCGACGGCAGCGACACCGCCGCGTCCGCCGCCATCACCGCCACCGGCACCGCCATCACCCTCTCGAGCAAGTACACCGGCACGCTGGGGAATCAGCTCAAGGCGATCATGAGCGCCGGCAGCCAGGCCAACACCTTTAAGGTGAGCCTGTCCATGCCGGGTGTGGTGCCGGAGGTGTTCGACAACATTTCGCAGGGCGTCTCCGGCATCACCGTGACGCCTGGCACCGGCTACACCAGCGTGCCGTCTCTGGCGCTGTCGGCCCCGCAGGGGGCCGGCGGCGTGCAGGCGACCGCATCGCCGTCGCTCCAGCTCGTCGCCACCGCGCCCACGGTCGCCGCTGGCGGCACCGGCTACGTCGCCAACGACACGATCACCCTTCCGAACGGCGTGGTGCTCAAGGTCGCCACTATCAACTCTGGCGCGGTGGCCACCGTCACCGTGCTCAATTCCGGCAGCATCACCGGCGGAGCGGTGCCGGCGAATCCGGTGGCACAGGCGGCCACCTCCGGCGGCGGCACCGGCGCGACCTTCACCCTGGTTTGGGGGCTGGGGCCGGTCACGATCACCAATCCCGGCAGCGGCTACACTTCGGCCACCGCGACGCTCAACGGCGGCGCGGGCACCGGCGGCAGCATGGTGGTGCTCTGCACCTACTGGCTCAACATGGCCAACGCCATCAACCTCGGCCAGTCCGGCGTGCGCGGCCCCTCCCAACTCATGACCGCTGTGGCGGGCGCCGGCACCGGCGCGCCGACGGCGGGCACGACCTCGCTGACCGGCGGCACCGACGGCGCTGGCAGCATCAACGGCAGCACGCTGGTGGGCAGCGATGCTGCGACCCCGCGCAGCGGCATGTATGCGCTGCGCGCCACCGGCGTGTCGGTCGCCATGCTGGCCGACGTTGACGACGTTACCACCTGGGCGGCGCAGAGCGCTTTCGGCCTGTCCGAAGGCGTCTACATGCACGTCGTCGGCCCGGTGAGCGACACCATCGCCAACGCGCCGATCGTGAAAGCCAACGCCGGCGTCGACAACTACGACGTGAAGGTGGCCTTCGGCGATTACATCTACTTCAACGACACGATCAACAACCAGATCCGCCTCGTCAGCCCGCAAGCCTTCTTCGCCGGACGCATCGCCAACCTGTCGCCGCAGTTCTCCTCGCTGAACCAGCCGATGCAGGGCATCGTCGGCACCCAGCGCTCCTTTGCGAACCAGCTCTACAGCGATGCCGAAATTGGCGTGCTGGCGCAGGCCGGCATCGACGTGATCACCAACCCGATCCCCGCCGGCGCGATGTTCGGCGCGCGCATCGGGCACAACAGCTCCAGCAACGTCGCCATCCACGGCGACAACTACACGCGCATGACCAACTTCATCGCGTACACGCTGAATTCGGCGCTGGGCATCTTCGTCGGCCGCCTGCAGTCCAAGCGCCCGGACGACGCCTACCGCCGCGAGTTGAAAAGCACTGTCGACACCTGGTTCGACACCCTGATTCAACAGGTGATGATCGACGACTTCCAGAGCCAGTGCGACCTCAACAACAACCTGGCGGCGCGCATCGCACTGGGCTATTCGCAGATCGACATCAAGGTGGTCTACCTGTCGGTCGTCGAATACCTGATCGCCAACCTCCAGGGTGGGCAGACCGTGTCCATCCAGCGCGTCTCCGTGACGCCGCAGCCGCAGTAACCGTTCAACCACCCAACCAGAGGGCCGCCTAGCGCGGCCCTTTTCTTTTTGGAGAGCCCATCATGCCGTTGAATGGCTACACCGTCGGCCGGGATCTGTCCCTCGACATCGTCGGCCCCACCGGGCCGATCCGGTTCAACCAGATCACCGAGTTCAAGGCCAAGCCGGACATCACCGATCAGAAGATCAAGGGGCTGGACGGCATCACCCGGCACCTTCGTTTCCCCGACGGCTGGTCGGGCTCGTTCTCGATCGAGCGGCAGGACAGCGCCCTGGACGACTACTGGGCGCAGCTCGAGGCGAACTACTACGCCGGCATCAACGAGCAAAGCCTGACCATCACCGAGACCATCACCGAGGTGAACGGCAGCGTGTCCCAGTATCGCTTCCAGGAAGTGTTGCTGAAACTGGACGATGCCGGCGACTACAAAGGCGACGCCAGCGTGAAGCAGATGCTCAGCTTCGTGGCTGCCCGCCGCATCAAGGTGTCCTAAGCATGTCGAAAATCGAACTCGTCACCGCGCCGCCCGCCGGCGCCAACAGCCCCACCCAGCAGGCGGTCGCGCGCGCCGCCGCGGCCCACGACATCATCGACAACCTGGGCCGCATCATCACGCTCAAGAAGCCGGGCGTGCTGGCGCAGTTCCGCATCGTCGAAATCATGGAGTCCTCGGCAAAGAACGAGGTGTACATGGCGATGGTGATGCCCATCATCTTCGTGGCCGCGATCGACGGCGATCCGGTGCTGATGCCGAACTCCAAGCGCGAGGTGGAAGCGCTGATTTCGCGGCTGGACGATGAAGGCGTGGATGCCGTCCACAAGGGCGTGGTCGAGCACTTCGGCGGCGGCGCAGTGACGCCGGAGGAAGCTGACCGGCAGAAGACCGTAATAAAAAACTCGTAAGGGCCTCGCCACTGCAGGAATGCCTCTGGCTGATCAAGAACGGCATTCCCTTTGACGTGGCCTTTCAACTCGACGACCTGACGCGCACCGCCTGGTCGATCATGTTCAGTGAAATGGAGGGCCATGTGTTCGATTTCAGCACGATGGCCTTCAAGGAACAAACCTGATGTCCGGCGTCAAGGAATTCCACGACATCGCCCACTTCCTCGCCCACCTCGCGCATGTCGAGGTGGCGGTGAAGGTGACGGAGCACCACGCGCTGGAGCACGCCTGCCGGATCATCGAGAAGGATGCCAAGGGGCAATTCGGTCGGTATCAGGGTGATGTGCCGCCCTTCGGCGCCTGGCCGCCACTGGCGGAAACCACCCTCAAGCAGCACAACGACCTCGGCGTCGGCGATACGCCGCTGCTGGTGAGCGGCTATCTGCGCGAGAGCATCAGCCACGAGGTGGAAGGCAAAAACGCCGTCGTGGGCTCGGACGACGACGTGATGGTTTATCAGGAACTGGGCACCGACAAGATTCCGCCGCGGCCGGTGCTCGGGCCGGCGGGCATCAAATCCGGCCCGGCGGTGGCGAAGCTGCTGGGTGAAGCCGTCGTAGAGGCGATGGAGTACGGCGCGGTGGCCGACTGGGTCAAGCTGAAATAGCGGCCCAAAACAGCAGCGCCAGCAGGGACAGCAGCGCGGCGCACACGACCAAGCCGGTGACGCCCATCACCACCAGAAATATGCGCGTGCTCAAGGGCATGGTGTTGCGCCAGAACGGTGGCCGCGGCCCCGACAGATTTGGGTATTGGACCCACGAAACATGATCCGCGAGCCATTCATGGGCGCGGAATCGAAGCGAAATCGGACGATTCATGTTCTCTGCCTACAAAATCGGCGTGCAGTTGTCGCTCGCGAGCAACCTGGGGACCGGGCTGGCGCTGCTCGCCACCCAGTTCTCGGCGCTCAACAAGCACGTCGGGGGCACACAGAATAGCGTAAATCAGCTGGAAAAGCAGTTGCTGTCGATCAAGCGCCTGGGCCTGATCGGCGGGGCGCTGACGGCCGTGGGCACCTTCGGCCTGGCCGCCCTCAAGGGGCCGCTGGACGAGGCGCGCAAGTTCCAGACCGAGGTGGCGCGCTTCACCGCGCTGGGCCTGGGCGACCGCGCCAATGCGGACGCGGTCAAGTTCGCCAACGGCATGAACATCATGGGCAGCAGCGCCCGCGAAAACCTCAAGCTGCTCAAGGAAGCGACCGCGATCACCGGCGACCTGCACCACGCCATGGAAATCACGCCGCTCCTGGCGAAAATGAAGTTCGGCATCGAGTCGGTGATGGGCGAAGGCTCAGGCGCCGGCTTCGAGCGCATGTTCCAGGACGCCATCAAGGTGACGGAGCTGCGCGGCGCGCTGGTGGACCGTCAAACCGGCCACATCGACACCGCGAAGTTCACCCGCGTGCTCGACATGATGACGAAGGCCTACGTTGCCAGCGGCGGCACGGTCAAGCCCAGCGACTACCTGGCCGCGATCAAGACCGGCGGCCTGTCGGCGAAGCTGATGAACGACGAAATGTTCTTCTACGGCCTCGGGCACTTCATGCAGGAATCCGGCGGCAGCCGCACCGGCACCGCCGCCATGTCGATGTTCCAGAACTGGGCGATGGGCCGCATGCCGCAGCGCGTCGCGGAACGCATGTCCGGGCTCGGCTTGCTCGACCCGAAGGCGATCCACTACGGCACGACCGGACACATCACCGGCGTGGACCCGATGGGCATCGTGCGCGCGCAGGAATTCACGCAAAACCCGTTCAAGTACGTGAATGAGGTAGTAGTGCCGCTGCTCCAGAAAAAGGGCTACAGCGGCGACAACCTCAATCTGCAGCTCGGGACACTGTTCGGCATCCGCACGGCGCAGAACCTGGCCGACCAGATGGTGCGAGAGCAGAAGGTGGCCGACCTGTACATCACGCGCGCCGGCAAGGCCAGCGGCATCGAAGGGCTATACAAGGGCGGCACCAACACCGTTGATGGGCAATTTATCAACCTGCACGCCCAATGGGCCAATGTGATGAAGGAACTGGGGATCACCATCCTGCCGGTTGCCATTCGTGCCTTGCGAATCGTCAATGAAGTATTGAGCGATGGAGTAAGGCTGATGCGTGAGTACCCGAAGTTCACCCAGTACATGACCGTGGCGTTTGGCGTGCTGTCCGCCATCGTCGCCACCGGCGGCGTCGTCATGATGGCCACCGCCGCGTTCAAGGCGCTGGGCCTGGCTCTCGCAATGCAGGGCATCGGTGGCGCCGCCGGCATCACCAAGATGGGCCTGGCGATGGGCGGCCTCAAGGGCGGGCTCGTCGCGCTGTCGGCCGGGATCGGCTACCTCGCCGGCACCCTGCTCAACGACAAGGTGATCACCCCACTGATCCAGAAATTCAGCGGCAACAAAAACGGCACCCTCGGGACCGAGATTTACAACTGGTTCCACGACGACGAAAACAACCCCGGCGCGCGCCGCAGCGGCCAGTGGGGGCCGGCGTATACCGGCCCCGGTTCGCGCGTGGTGCCCACCGGCAAGCCAACCCAGACCATCCAGGTGCAAACCCAGATCAACATGGACGGGCGCAAGCTCGCCGACGCCGTGACCGCGCACCAGGCGCGCGAAGCCGCGCGGCCGGTCGGCGGCACGATGGGCTTTGATCCTTCCATGGCGCCGCGGCCTCTAGGCGCCAGCGGCGGATTCTGATGAAACCCGACACCGTACTCACCATCGGCGAATTTGAGTTCAGCGGCACCGAAATCCCCGAGCGCATCCCTTTCGGCGGCCGGCAGACCCTGAAAGTGCACCAACTGGTGGGCGGCGCGCGCGTGGTCGACGCCATGGGCAAAGAGGACGACCCGTTGGCGTGGTCCGGCATCATGAACGGGCAGAACGCCCTGCTGCGTGCGCGGTACCTGAAAAGCCTGTGCAACTCCGGGCAGGCGGTGCCGCTGTTCTGGTCGCAGCTCGCCTACAACGTGATCATCGACCGCTTCGACCCGGTGTACGAGCTGTTCCACCGCATCCCGTACAGCATTTCCTGCACGGTGGTGTCAGACTACAACTACCCGGTGACGCAGATCGCGCCGGCGGGCGTGGATGATGCCATCCGCGCCGATATGACGTCGGCGATGGGCCTGGGCGACCTGATTGGCGACGGGCCGCTGTCGGCCGCGCTGGGCACGCTCAACAGCGCGATCAGCGCGGTGTCGAACTTCGCCACCGCCACCCAGAGCATGATCAACGGCGTGCTGGCGCCGCTGGCCGCCGTGCAGGCGCGGGTGGGCATCCTGACCTCTAGCCTCGGCAACACCATCGCCAGCGTCACCACGCTGGGCGGCGTGCTCCCCAACAACCCGATCTCGCAGATCGCCAGCCGCCTGACGAACCAGGTGGTCGCCATGAACCAGTTGCCGCAGCTCTACAGCCTCGGCAGCGTGCTCGGGCGCATGGGCGGCAACCTCGGCACCATCGGCGGCGGCGCGAACATCGTGGCGACCGCCGGCGGCAACCTGTTCAGCATGGCGGAGAAGGCCTACGGCGACATTACGGCCTGGACCGGCATAGCCAAAGCGAATTCGCTGGTGGACCCGCAAATCGCCGGCCTGGCCAACATCGTCATTCCGGCGGTGAAGGACCTGACGGGCGGCATCCTGTCGGCGTAACCATGTGGCTCAACACCGTACCGGCGCCGTCGGAAGGCCGTCGCCCGCGCGGGCTCGTGCGCGTCAACGACGTGGTCTTGCCCGGCTGGGTGGAATGGGAGGCGGAGGGAAACAGCTTCTACCAGGCCGACACCTTCCGGGTCCAGTTCGCCGTCTCCGCCCTGCCGGCGGACCACGGCGCCGATTGGTGGTCGCGCCAGCAGGAGATTTTCGTCGAGCTATTCGGGGGCTTCCCTGACGATCCCGACCACTTCGCGCCCACCGACCTCAAGAGCGAGCTTTACGGCCGCGTCGACCAGCTCGACTTCGACATTGTGGCCGGCACCATCGTCCTCACCGGGCGCGACCTTACCAGCGTGCTGATCGACACGAAGACCACGCAGAAATGGCCGAACCTGACGGCCTCGGGTATCGCCACCGCCATCGCCGTCGAGCATGGCCTGACGCCGGTTGTCACGTCGACCACCACCAAAGCCGGCACGTACTACGAAATCGACCACGTCGCCCTGACCGATGAGCGAAGCGAGTGGGACCTGCTGACCTGGCTGGCGCGGCAGGAACAGTTCAACGTCTACGTACGCGGGAAAGAACTGCACTTCGAGCCCGCGGCGTCGCCCTCGGACACCGCCTACTTGCTGAAATGGGTGCCGCCCAGCGCCGACGCCCCGCCGCAGTTCAACGGCGTCAGCCTGAGCTTTTCGCGCAATCTCACGCTGGCGAAGGGCATCACCGTCACGGTGCGGTCGTGGCATACGAAGAGCAAAAAGAGTTTTTCGGAGTCCTTCCCGCGCACCGGCCGCAGCATCCAGGCGGGCAAGGCGAAGCCTTTCGGCGCGACGCAGGCTTACACCTACACGATCCCGAACCTGACGCCGGAGCAGGCGCTGCAAAAGGCGCAGGCGCTGCACAAGGAAATCACCGACCACGAAATGCGGATGAGCGCGACGCTTCCCGGCGACGCCATCCTGACCACGCGCAACGTCATCCAGGTGGCAGGCACCGGCACCGCGTTCGACCAGATCTACTACCCGGACAGCATCAAGCGGGTGTTGAGCGCGTCCGGTGGCTACGACATGTCGGTGACGTCGAAAAACCACTCCCCCGAGAGCCTGGCGGCCGTATGAGCATGAAGCACCTCCTCAACCAGATTCGCCTCCAGGCGCAACTGGCGGAGTCGAACCGCGCCGCGCCGCGCATGTGCCTGGTGAGCAGCTACGACCCGAGCAGCTACTGCGCCAAAGTGATGGTGCAGCCGGAAAACACTGAATCGGGCTGGCTGTCGGTGGCATCGATGTGGGTAGGCAACGGCTGGGGCATGTTTTCGCCGCCGGTGCCGGGCACGATGGTTAACGTCCACTTCCAGGAGGACGATTTCCAGTCCGGTTACATCTGCGCCGCCTTCTACAACGACGAGGAGCGCCCGCTGGCGGTGCCGGCCGGCGAACTCTGGATGCAGCACAAGAATGGCGCCTTCCTCAAGCTGCAAAACGACGGCAGCGCGACCTTTTCCGACGGCGCCGGCGCCACGGTGCGCCTGAACGGCGACGGCACGATCACCAGCGCCGCCACCAAATGGGACCACACCGGCCCGGTCAACATCACCGGCGACGTGACCATCACCGGCAACGAGAAGGTCAACGGCAACATCGTCGCCAGCCAAGACATCAGCGACCACAACACCAAGTCGATGGCGGGCATGCGCACGACGTTCAACAGCCACACCCATCCGGAGAACGGTACGGGCGGCGGCACCACCAGCGCGCCCAACCAGAACATGTAATGGCCCAGCAGCTAAACGACCTCTTCCACTACTTCGGCAGCGACATCGCGGCATCGTCGACCGGGGATTTGCAGCCGGTGGACAGCGCCACGCGCGGGAAGCAGCGCATTCTGCGCCGCCTGCTCAACAACCCGACAGTGCGAAACGCAGACGGCAGCGTGGATCAGGGCGACTACATTTTTGAGCCCGGCTACGGCGCGGGTCTGGGCAAGTGGGTCGGGAAACTCCGCGACGACGCGAAGATCAAGGCGTTGATTTTGGGCCAGATGCAGCTCGAAGACTCGGTGGCGCAGATACCAGAGCCGCAAATCATCTTGCAGGACATTCCCGACGGCCTCTTCGTCTCGATCAGCTACGTCGATGCGCCGACCAACACCCCGCAAGTGCTTTCGTTCAACGTGACGGCATAGGCCAATGGCAACCCCGAACACCAAGACCTTCGCGCAGCTCGTCTCCGACCAGGTAGCCGCTATCCAAGGCGCGGCGCGATCGCTCGTCGATTTGACGGTAGGCAGCATCTTGCTTGCTGTGGTGCAGGCGAACGCCGCGGTGCAGCTATGGCTGCAAGGCCTGATCCTGCTGCTGCTCGCCACCACGCGCGCCTCGACCTCGACCGGCAGCGACCTCGATACCTTCGTCGGCGATTTCGGCCTGACGCGCGAGCCCGCGGTGGCGGCGATCGGCACCGTGACGTTCACCCGCTTCACGGCCAGCCAGCAGGCGAGCCTGCCGGTCGGCGCGACCGTGCAGACCGCCGACGGGACGCAGAAGTTTGTTGTGGTGGCCGACCCGGAGAACGGTGCGTATAACAGCGGCGACAACACTTACGTGCTGCCGGTGAACACGGCCTCGTTGGATGTGCCAGTGCAAGCGGCGACGGCCGGCATCGGCGGCAACGCCCAGGCCGGGCAGATCAACACCATCACCCAGGCGCTGCCGGGTATCGACACGGTCAACAACGCCCAGTCGTTCACTTCCGGCAAGGACGCCGAGGGCGACGCCGCGCTGCGCCTGCGCTTCATCGCCTTCATCGCCAGCCTGTCGAAAGGCACCAAGGGCGCGATCGACTACGCCATCACCTCGCTGCAGGTAGGCGTCACCGATACGCTGGTGGAAAATGAGACCTACGAAGGCGTCGGAAAAGACGGCTATTTCTACGCGGTGGTCGACGACGGCACCGGCATGCCTTCCGACGAGTTCATTTCCACGGCAAACAACGCGATCGACGCGGTACGCCCGTTCACCTCCACCTTTGGCGTTTTCAAGCCGGTGCTCGTGAACGCCGATGTCACGATGGTGATCACCACTGGTCCGGGCTACACGCATGCCGATGAGGTTGCGATGGTGGTGGCAGCGCTGAGCACCTTCATTGGCACTCTGCCGCGAGACAAGGAAACGCAGGTCCAGACCATGCCATATTCGCGCCTGTCGCAGATTGCTTACGACACGAGCCCAGGGGTTACCAACGTCACCGGTATCTTGCTCAACGGCGGAACCGACGATCTAACGGCAGACGCGAAGCACAAGATTCAACCGCATACCCTGGACGTGACGTAATGGCGATCGGCGACCAACAGGACATCTTCAACCGGCTCAAGGGCACGATACCTCGCTGGTTCGGCGATGACACGCCAATCCTCGATGCGCTGATCACCGGGATCGCCAGCGCCAGCGCAGCGATTTACGAGTTGTACCAGTACGCGAAGCTGCAAACGCGCATCAAGACCGCTACCGACGGCTGGCTGGACATGATCGCCGCGGATTTCTTCGGCACGCGGGTACTGCGGAAGGCCGGACAGTCGGATACATCCTTCCGCGCCACCATCATCACGCAAATACTGCGCGAGCGCGGCACCCGCGCCGGGATCATTAAGGTCATCGAGGACTTGACCGGCCGCACGCCACTGGTTTTCGAGCCAATGCGCCCGGCCGACACCGGCGGGTACCGCGTTGGCGGCGTCGGCTATGGCGTAGCGGGCGGATATGGCTCGCTGGCCGTTGGGCCGTATCAGGGCTTCGTGACCGTGTTCCGACCCATCGGGACCGGGGTGCCTTTTGTCGCTGGGTACGGCATCAGCACCGGCGGCTATGCAACGGCGTCGCGTGCGGCCTATGCATCGATCGACCAGGTGACGCAGGCAGTGACCGATCAGGACATTTACGACGCGATCAGCGACGTCAAGCCCGAGGGCACGACGGTCTGGACGCGCATCACGAACTAGCCGTTCTCGCCGCACAACCGGGGCCGCAGTAGCGGCCCTTTTTCATTTATCGGAGCAAAAATGAATCGTGTCATCGTCTATCCGGGGCAAATCCCGCTCGAAACCGATGTGCTCCAGGGCGAGAAAAACGCCCTGATCGGCATGTCGAAGATCGCGGCGGCGATCCTGGGCACCGGGACGCTGCTGAATGGCCTGGCATGCGCGGCCACCAGCCCCGCGTCGATGTCGGTGGACGTCGGTGCCGGCGAAATCTTCGCGCTGAAAAACATCGACGACACCGCCTATTCCACCTTGGCGGCAGACACGACGCACCAGATCCTCAAAACCGGCATTGCCCTGGACAAGACGACCCTGGCCTGCCCGGCGCCAGCGACCGTCGGCAACAGCATCAATTACTTGGTGCAGATCGCCTATTCCGACGTCGATGACAACCCGATTGCGCTGCCCTACTACAACTCCACCAACCCGGCGCAAGCCTATGTAGGCCCGAACGGCAGCGGTGTGGCGCAGAACACCACCCGCAACGGCGTTTGCGTCGTCAGCATAAAAACCGGTGTATCGGCGCCCACCGGCTCGCAGGTTACGCCCTCCCCTGACCCGAGCAACGTCGGCGCGTGGGTGATCAGCGTGGCACAGGGGGCGACCACAATCACCGCCGGAAATATCGCGCAGTACCCCGGCGCACCCTTCATCACCACCACGCTCACCAACCTTGCTCCGCTCGCCTCGCCGGCCCTCACCGGCGCGCCGACGGCGCCGACGCAGGCGAACAACGACCGCACCACCAAACTCGCCACCACCGCGTTTGTATGGACCGCCCTGGCGGGCGTGCTATCCAAGAGCGTCGCCGGCAACACCGACGTGACCCTCACCGCGGTCGAGGCGGGCAACGGCATCCTGAACCTGACGGGCGCGCTGACCGGCAACATCAACGTCATCGTGCCGACGCAGAGCGGCGAATGGATCGTGCGTAACAACACGACCGGCAATTTCTCGCTCACCGTGAAGACTGCCGCCGGCGCGGGCATTGTGGTGTCGCACACCTCGCCGGGCAACAGCGTCATCCTCTATTGCGATGGCACCGACGTGGCTTCTGCGACCAGCAGCAGCTCCGGGGGCCAGCAGGCGGGTGAAGTCTGCTTTTTCGCGCGCAACACCGCGCCGACCGGCTTCCTGAAAGCCAACGGCGCGGCGGTGAGCCGCTCGACCTACTCTGACCTGTTCGCGGCGCTGGTGAGCAGCGCCACGGCGACGATATCTATCGCGTCGCCAGGCGTCGTCACCTGGACGGCGCATGCGAAATCCGCGAACGACCCCGTCAAGTTTTCCACCACTGGCGCGCTTCCGAGCGGGCTCGTCGCCGGCACCGTCTACTACGTGGTCGGATCGTCGATCACCACCAACACGTTTACCGTGTCCTCCACGCCCGGCGGGTCGGCCATCAACACCACCGGCACCCAGTCGGGCACCCACACAGCCATCAACGCTCCCTTCGGCGATGGCGACGGCTCGACCACCTTCAACGTACCCGATTTGCGCGGCGAGTTCCCGCGCGGCTGGGACGATAGCCGCAGCGTGGACACCTCGCGCTCGTTTGGCTCATTGCAGCTCGACGCCATGCAGGGCCACTTCCACAACGTGAGCGGCAACACCAGCAAGCCGGCAGCGGGTGGCAGCAACGTGAACGACTATATATCGACCGTTTCGGCAGATGGCGGAGTGAACTCCGGAGTGGCCGCGCCCAAGACCGACGGCACCAACGGCACACCGCGCACGGCCGCTGAAAACCGCCCGCGCAACGTCGCGCTGCTTGCCTGCATCAAATACTGATCGAGGACCCCATGAGCAAAGTCGTTTCTCAGCTGGACCCGCAAGGTTATTTTCTCTGCACCGTGATCGCCGACGAATCGCCGCTCGAGGAAGGCGTTCTCCTGATCCCCGGCGGCGCCGTCGACGTAGCTCCTCCGGACATCGCGGAAGGGAAGCGTTATCGCCTGGACGAAACGGGCAACGCCTGGGTGGCGGAGGACATTCCGCAGCCCGAGGCCGCGCCGGCGCCGACGCTCGATGACCTGAAAGCCGCCAAGGCGGTCGAGATTAACGCCGGGCGCCTGCAGGCCAACTTCGCCGGGTTCATGTTCGGCGGCCACCTGATCGCCACCGATACCCTCTCGCGGTCGGATATCGACGGGGTGGCCGGGTACGTGGGCCTCTACGGCACCATGCCGCCCGATTGGCCGGGGTTCTGGAAGGCCGACGACAACGCCGAGGTGCCGATGCCCGACACCGCGACTTTCAAGGACATGTACGCGGCGATGGTGGGGGAAGGCAATGCCAACTTTGCCAAATCCCAAGTGCTCAAGGCGCAACTGGCAGCCGCCACTACCGCCGAGCAAGTCGCCGCGATCACCTGGTAACCCGCCTCTTGGAGCGAACATGAAAAAGACCGCGCACTCCCGCTATCTCCTGCCGATGGAAGCCTTGCTCGGTGCCCTGTCCGTTGGCATGGGCGTGGCGGGCATCTTCGGCCGAACGATCCTGCACGCCGCGCTGACGATGCGGGGCGAGGACATCACCTGGTTCGCCTTCTTCTTCGGCATCGGCGCGGCGCGCGTGATGGTGTCGCTGTGGGAGTGGCGTTACCTGCGCGGAGCCGCGGAGCCCACCGTCTACCAGTTCACGAGCGTGCGCGCCAGCCTGGCCTTCGCGTGCCTCTTTACCTGGACCGGGGCGCTCAAGATCATCGTGCTGGGCAGCCTATCCGGGCAGATGCCTTTCATTGTCGCGGTGGCGGTGCTGGCCGTCTCCTTCAATCTCTGGTCGTTCTGGGAAAACTACAAGGTCCGCTGTGCGCTCAATCCTCGCCTACACACTACGAATCTTGTTTTCTCGCCGAACCGCCGCGTTTAGCGGCATCGTCTGGCCGCTGGCGGCGATCGCCACCGAACAGGCGGCCGTGCACGCGCTCGATTTCGGGAGCTGGCGCTTTTGGGTCAATGGCGCCTTCGTGCTGGTGGTGGCGCTCGGCGGCTGGGCGGCCTCCAGCCTGGCCCAGCTCGCGCAATGGACCGAAGGCTGGCCGGCGCGGCTGAAAGTGCTCCAAGGGCTCGTGACGTCGGTGATGGCCGGCGTCATCGCCTATGCGCTGGCGGTCTACGCCGGCACGCCCGACATCCCCAGCATGGTCGGCGCCGCGCTCGCTGGCTGGGGCGGGGAGAAGTTCCTGAACCCGCTGCTTGAGCGGTTTTTCAGCAAGAGCGAAAAGCAATAGCCCGACAGCGACACAGCACCAGGCCCGCAGATGCGGGCCTTTTTCATTTCTGGAGGACTCAATGCAACTCACCGCCCCGCAGCTCGCGGCGTGCACCGGCGCTGACGCCGCGCATGCTGCGCGCTGGCTGCCGCAGATCCAAGCGGCGTTCGATCGCTTCGAAATCAACACGCCGAAGGCCGCCGCCGCGGCCCTGGCCAACATCGGTCACGAGAGCACGAACCTGCGCGTGGTCGAGGAAAACCTGAATTACAGCGCCGACGGGCTGCTGCGCACCTTCCCGACGCACTTCATGGTCGCCGAGGCCGCGCAATACGCGCATCAGCCGGAGCGCATCGCCAACCGCGTCTACGCCAACCGCTACGGCAACGGCGACGAAGCCAGCGGCGACGGCTGGGCGCACCGCGGCGCCGGGCTGATCCAGATCACGTTCGCCGAGAACCAGCGCGAGTGCGGCACCGACCTTGGCATCGCGCCAGCCGACATCGGCACATGGCTGCGCACCGACGAAGGCGCCGCGCTGTCCGCCGCGTGGTTCTTCGTGCGTCACGGCTGCATGACGCCGGCGGCCGCCGGCGACTTCGACGAGGTGTGCGACCTCGTCAACATCGGCCACAAGACCCAGAAGGTGGGCGACTCCAACGGCTATTCCGCGCGCTTTGCGCTGTGGAAGAACGGCCGCACCGCGCTGGGTGCCGCATGAGCTGGCTCACCGACATTTTCGGGGGCGAATACAAGCTGCTCGCCATCGGCATCGCCATTGCCGTCATCTTCGCGGCCGGCGGCGCCGGTGGCTACAAGCTCGCGGCCTGGCACTACGACGGTCAGGTAGCGGCGGCCAAGGCCGATACCATCGCCGCGAAAAAGGACACCGACGCCGCGCGCGTAAACGCCGCTCAATGGCAGGCCAGCTACACCGCGCTACAGGCCGCCGGGAAGCGCCAGAACGACGCGGTAGCGGCTTTTGCGGCTGCGTCCGATGCCAGGGCCAAGGCGGCGGAAGTGGCGGAAGCGGCGGCCAAGAAGCGCGCCGATGCCGCCGACGCCCGGGCGAAGCAGATTTTGCAGAGCCAGCCGCCGCCGGGCCTGGACCTGTGTACCGCCGCCCGCCAAGCCTTCGACGCCGAACTCAAAGAGGAGCGCGCCCAACCATGACTGTCGCCCGCCTGATCCTTGCTGTCGCCCTGCTGCTGATCGCCGGCTGCACCACCACCGCGCCTCTGCCGCCGGCGCCGGTCGTGCAGGAGGTGAACATCCCCGTCGTCGTGCCCTGCAAAATCGACGTGCCATCGCCCCTTCGCTACAGCGTCGATTCCCTGCCGATCGGTGCCGACATCTGGACGCAGATGAAAGCGCTGCGTGCCGAGCGCCAGGAGCGCATCACCTACGAAATTCAACTCGAAGCCGCCGCGAAGGCGTGCGCCGACACTGCTGTTCAACCATCGAAAGGAACACCATGAGCACCGTACGCGAAATCATGCAGGCGAATCTCGCCGCCGCCAAAACCGACCTCGTCACCGCGCAGGCCGCGCTGGAGAAACTGGCCGAATCCAAGGCCGTCTCCGAGGCGATGGCGAAGGTGTCGAAGATCGAGGCCGACATCAAGGCCGGCGAAACCAGCTTCGGCGCCTGGCTGGAAAAGGAAGAGAACGAGGCCGTCGCCTTCTTCCACACGATGGCGCAGCACCTGGGCCTGGAGGCCGTGCCCGCGCCGGCCGTGGTCGAGCCCGCAGCAGCCGCTGCATCGACGCCGACCTAATTTTCAAGTTTCTCAGGCCGCAAGACCGTAAGACAAAAGCCTTTAACCGCCCGCAAGGGCTCTTATAGGAGCATCACCATGAAAAAGTTCGATTGCACCCCCGCCTGGCTGGACCGGCGACTGGCCATCGCCGACGACTCGCAGGTAGCAGCGGGTGGCGGGGAGTTGCCAGCGCCCACGCAAGTTCGCGCACTGTTCGTCTGCAACGCCGTCGAAACCCTCGATTTCGGAAGCTGCAAGCAGACCAAGGTGCGGATGGGTGCTATCTATGGCACCGGTGAAGAGGCCAAGACCTTCAATGATGCCACGCCATCCGGTGAATTCTGGATGACGATTTCTGAGGGGCGTCCGGCGGCCAAGCTGTTCAAGCCGGGCGAGCGGTATTACCTGGACTTTACCAAAGCACCAGGCGCCTAAAAGCGCTGATTTCACCGGCCCCGGCCGCACCTCTCACAGGTGCGGCCGGGGCCTTTTTGCGTTTCAGCTTGCAGAGCGGTGTCGCCCGCGATGTGACGCGACTGGTTGGCGGCGCCACGTCGCTCTGTTACGATTGGCGCATTAGTTGAAATAGAAAATTGACGGATCTCAAACAGCTTGTCGCCTATAAAAACAATGTACAAACTAGTCCAAAAATTGCCGAAGCCGGTCCGCAAGGCACTCAAGCCATTCGCCGCACCGTTCCTCGACATTGCCCGCGTTCGGCGGCGCAGGGCTTTCGCGCTCCAGTACTACACGAGATATTTTCAGGCAATCGAGACTTGGGCGAAGCGCCATGCTGAATCATCGAATTTCTACTATTCGCTGACCGATGCCAACCGACAGCAGTTGGCGCATCTGCTCGCCGTGGTGTTGCGCACGAGCCCGACAAAAATCCGTGGTTACTTCGATGAAATCGAAGGCGATCAGGACCTAGAGAAGCATTTTGCGTCCGCCGTTCGCTTGCTACCGAACGAGGCGGAGACCGTCATCCGCTACGGCCGGCGGATTGGCTGGTATGCCTTTGTGCGCGCGATGAAGCCCGCCCTTGTCATAGAAACCGGCGTCGACCACGGCGTAGGCGCCTGCATTCTCGCCAGCGCGATCCTGCGCAATCGCGCGGAAGGATACGCCGGCAAATACTACGGACTCGAAATCAGGCCCGAGGCAGCACAGTTTTTCAAGGGGCGATATGCCGAAGCCGGGGAGATTCTTGTCGGCGATTCGCTGGCGAGCCTGCGCGGCCTGAACGAGCCCATCGGCCTTTTCATCAACGACAGCGACCACAGCGCCGACTACGAATATAAAGAGTACCTGGAGATTCGCAGGCTGCTCGCCCCTTCTGGGGTGATTCTCGGCGACAACAGCCATGTGACCGACCGCCTGGCCCAATTTTCGGAAGAGGAAAACCGCTCGTTCATCTTTTTCGCCGAAAAGCCCGCGAACCACTGGTATCCAGGAGCGGGCATCGGCATTTCGTTCCCGCGCGAAGGCGCGCCAGCGTAGCGGGACGTCTATGTTGCGCCGGGTCGCTGCCGCCCTCCTCCTCGCCATCGCGGCGCCGGCGGCCGCCTACCAGGCGCTCGTGGTGCGCATCATCGACGGCGACACGCTGGTGGTGCTGGCCGACCGGCAGCAGGTCAAGGTGCGCCTGGCCGAAATCGACGCGCCGGAGCGCCGGCAGGCCTTCGGGGAGCGCTCCAGGCAGGCGCTGGCAGCCTTGTGCGCCCGCCAGCAGGCCGAAGTGACGCCAGTGGCCACCGACCGCTATGGCCGCACCGTGGCGCGCGTGAGTTGCGCAGGCGAGGACGCAGGAGCCCATCAGGTGCGCGCCGGGATGGCATGGGTGTACCGGGCTTATGCGCCCAAGGGAACGGCCCTAATCAGGCTGGAGAGCGGCGCGCGGGCAGCCGGCGTGGGGTTATGGTCGGACGCTGCGCCGACGCCACCGTGGGAATTCCGGCACCGGCGCTAAACGCGATACCGCCCCTTTTCGCACCAGTATTTCACTTTGACACCCGGCTGCGCCTGGAAGAGGTCGCGCGCGATCTCGCAATTGCCGCGGTTGTAAGCCTCACCCTGGTCTGTGTCGAACGATGCAACGTGCAGCCGCATGGCTGCATTTACGGGGCTGCTTCGGTACAGCACATAGGAGTCGTCGGCGCCGCCGCGCGCTTCGCAGGCGGCGAGCAGACAGGCAAGAATCACCACGGTGCGTTTCACTCGGCCCCTCTGTCTAATACAAGATACTGCAAGGTTGAAAAATAAGGAAAAAAACTGATCTAAGGGGATTCAAACGTATTAGACAGGATTGGCAACTTTTTCCTTATGAATCAGCATGCAGCGCCGTATTTTTATAGGTACTGCTGCATCATCGGCGTGTGGTTGCTGTAGCTCTCGTTCTGCCCGGGCATGCCTGTTGTTCTCGATTGATCGACGGCGGCGCCCAATCCCGTGGGGCACGGCCAGGGCGCATTTTAATCCGCCCGCGGCCGGGCGGCCCGCGGGCGGCGGATGGCGAAGCTACTTGCCGGAGACCGGCTTGGCGGCGTGATAGGGATCATCCAGCGCGACGGCGCCGGTC